TTTAATAATTGACATCATTGATACAGGTGAAATCAGTCTATGCATATTAGACTCTTTGGGAGCTATGGTATCAATGCAGGCTAATGATAAGCAGATAGGTGAGAGGACATATGGCGGAATTAGTATGGCTTTGACAGAATTTAGTAAGAAGATTACTCCCATATTAGCACGAACCAAAACTACATTCATAGGCATTAATCAAGTCAGGGATAATATGAATAGTCCATATGGCGGTATCACTACGACAGGCGGAAAGAGTTGGCGTCATAGCTGTAGCACAAGATTAGAATTCAGGAAAGGTTACTATATTGATGAAAAAGGTAATAAGCTATCCAGAGCTTGTGAAAACCCATCAGGAAATATAGTTGATGTCGCATTAATTAAATCTAAAGTATGTAGACCAGACCGAAAAGTGGGCTTTTATACACTTAAATATCTTGAAGGTATAGATTATATATCGGATGCAATTGATGTGGCTATTAAGTTGGGAATAATTGAACAGTCAGGGGCGTGGTTCTCTTTGGTTGATACCGAAACAGGTGAAGTAATCGAAAAGGTACAAGGAAAGCCAAAAATGATTAGCTTCCTAAAAGAAAATTCCGAAATATATGACGCAATGGAAAAGAAAATATTAGAAGAATTATAAAAAAAAACACTTGCAATTCTTTTTTATATGTGCTACAATATAATTGAAGTTAAAAAATAAAGAAAAGAGGTGTACACACAGTGAAAAATTTTATAATTTCAACATTAATTATACTATTATTGAATATGCAGGACGGCTGGTTGGTTGGTGGGTTCTTAAGATTTTTAGTGAGTATTATTTTAATATTCTTTTTAGATATGCTTATTAATGATATGGAACGACAGTTAAAAGGTGATAGCAGGAGGAGATAAATGAAATCTATATTTAAACAGATACATAGATTTTCCGAATCTGTACAATTTGAGGAAGGTAAGCCCTTTGAGTTTACACTTGAAGGAAAAGAATTAAATACAGAAGATTATATATGTCCACCAGTTCAAAAAATGGAAGTTGGAAAATCTTATAGAATTACAGTTAAGAAATATATGACCGAACCAGCTACTCCTACATTTGACTTTCAGGATAGATGGAATAATGGTGTTCCAATGCCTTTGGCAGTAATGCAGGGTATTATTGAAAAGGAAACCAGAGGAATGTACTATATGAAGTTAAATGGAAAAGCAGAACCTACATCAGTATGTATGTGCTGTGGAAAGAAGTTAACTAATCCAGTATCAAGACTATATGGAGTAGGTCCTGATTGTAGCGATAGAATAGGATTAATTAGAATTGAAACAGAACAGGAAGCCAGAGAAAAATGGGAAGAACTTTCAAAGTATTTAGCAGATATAAGCTGGGAAGGCTGGGTGATTAAGTCAGCAATTAAAGAATGGAAGGAGATTAAAAATGGAAAAGAAGGAAGTAGTGAATGAGCCTAATAGATTGAGTGCTGTGTATGTACAGGATGTAGAAGAACATAACATTGAGTATTTTAAACAGGGACAGACGAATGGATATGTATGTAAATTGTGTGGACATCCAATTACTTTGGAAAAATCTTTCAGTAATGAAGGAAAAAGATTAACTTGTGTTCGTTGTGCATCACGTGAGGCTAAACAAAAAGGAATGAATATAGGTGATTGGGTAGCTGAATATATACATAGCAATAACTTATCAGAAAAAGAATGTAATGAGAGGATTGTAAGTTTATCGAAAGAAATTGTGAATATACTTCGGAAATATGACCCTAACGCTAGCTATATTAATATATGCTTATGTGCTGATACTTTAAGTATAAATAATAATTATTGGGAAAGTCCATTTCAAGTGAAACATTCAGAGGAGGTAAAATAATGACTACTAGAACCTATAGTGATGCACAGGAACAGCATATAGCCAGAGTAACTGGCGGAAAAGTTCAATCTAATAGCGGAGGAACTAAATTCGGTGGTGGTGATGTACATACAGAACACTTTTTCATAGAAGCGAAGACATCCACACAGAGAAGAACATCTTTTACAGTTAAAAATGATTGGATTACCAAGATGCAGGAACAGACATTTGAGCAAGGAAAAGAAGAATGTGCATTGGCTTTTAGGTTTGACCCTGATGCACACGAAGATTTCTATGTCATATCAGAAAGACAGTTCCTTGAATATTTAGAATATAAGGAGAAAATGTATGAAACAGGACGATAGAATACAGAAACTAAAGGGAAATAAGCCAGATTCACCTTGTAAGGATTGTATGGATAGATATTTAGGATGTCATTCACACTGTACTGAATATCAAGATTTCACTAAAAAGATTCAAGATTATAATTATGCTTTGAGAGTGAGCAGAGCAGAAACAGAAAATGTTAATAATTTCAAGATACAAAGATGTATTGATTGGAAAAAGCGACAAAGAGGAAAGAGATAGGAGGATTTAAAGTGGCAAAAATAAGTCTAGCGGTCAAATATAGACCAGAAACATTTGACGATATGACTGAACAGTCAGCAATTAAGAATATATTGGAAAATCAAATTAATACGAGAACATTTCAGCACGGCTATCTATTCACAGGTCCAGCAGGAACAGGAAAAACTACAAGTGCCAGAATATTTGCAAATATGATTAATGACGGAAGAGGTAATCCAATAGAAATTGATGCGGCATCTAATAGCGGAGTGGAAAATATCAGACAAGTTATTGACGACGCAAAAAGAAAACCATTAGATGCGGAATATAAGATATTCATTATAGACGAGTGCCATTCATTATCGAATGGAGCTTGGCAGGCATTGTTAAAGACATTAGAAGAACCACCAAAGTTCACTATATTCATACTATGCACTACAGACCCACAGAAGATACCGAATACAATATTATCAAGAGTGCAGAGATATAATTTCCAGAAGATTAGTAACAGCGGGATTGAGAATAGACTATTAAAGATATGTCAGGAAGAAAATATCAATACCTATGGTGAGTGTTTAGCATATATCGCCAAGATTGCTAATGGTGGAATGAGGGATGCCATCACTTTATTGGATAAGTGCAGTTCATTATGTGACGCATTAACCTTGGAAAATGTTCTTAATGTTATAGGAACAGAAGATTATAGCGTATTTTTCAACTTTTTAAATTATCTTATTAATAAGGATGAAGAATGTATATCTATAATAGATAAGGCATATGCAGAGGGAAAAGATGTTAAGCAGTTAATGAAAGAATTTAGTAAATTCTTATTAGATGTGCAGAGATACATTATTTATAAGGATTTCAAGTTTGTCAGCATTCCTGAAACAGAAGATAACAAGGCGAAAATGGATTACTTATATATGAATAATATGTCAATTATGGGAATTATTAAGTTAGTGGTTGACATTAATAATCAGATTAAGTGGGATAGTGACCCGAAAACTCTCATTGACTTACATTTATTAATTTACTGCAATGAGGAGGAGAAGTATGATAGGACAGCGGAATAATCTTAACTTATTAATGAACTGGCGAAAAAATAAGGCTATACCCAGATTTCTAATCATATCAGGCTCAGTGGGAAGTGGTAGATTAACATTAGCGAAAATTATAATGAAAATAATCGGAGCTAATGGGATAATATTGGGAAACAGTATTAATGATGTAAGACAGGCTATTGAATATGCTTATAGCAACGCAGAACCCACTTGTTACATATTTAGAGATGCAGATGATATGCGAAATGAGGCTAAAAATGCTTTACTTAAAGTAGTAGAAGAACCACCGAATAAGGCTTATTTCATTATGACAGTTCATAATATTGACAATATGCTGGGTACGATTAGAAGTCGTGGAACAGCAATTAAAATGGAGCCATATTCAAGGGAAGAATTAAAATCATATAAAGATGATACATATTTATTAGACTACTGTTCCAATATCGGGCAGATGCAGATTGATGTGAAGGAATTGGAAAAAGTCGAAGATTGTGTGGTTGATGTAATAGCAGGATTGCAGCAGAAATCAGGGACTAAAATACTTAAAGCCTGCACACAACTAAAATCAAAGCAGACAGAAACAGATAAAATTGACGGCTTACTATTTATGCTAGTATTTGAGAAAAGTTTACCTAATAATCCAAAAAGATTATTCCCTTGTGAAAGTCTTAAACACATTAGCAGATGTAAGCGGGAAATAAGCAGGAATGCAGTTAATAAGAAAGCAAGTATTGAATGTATGTTAATTAGGATGTTGGAGGATATTAAGAATGCAGAGATTTCCTAGAAGGTGGAATAAATTAACCTGTATCAATTTTTTACAGCGAAAAATAATAATCAACTGTATTCTATATTATGAACTTAACGAAAATAAGCTATCAGATAAGGAATACGATGCATTAAGCAGACAGTTAGTTGAATTACAGAAAGATATTGATGTTAAGAATGATACTCAATATGGCTACTGTATGTATGATTTTGACGGAAATACAGGGTTCGACCTATATAGTAGATTAAATGTTAAGGATAAAGCATATCTTACGAATATAGCCCGAAATTTAGCTGGAAATAGCATTGTAGTTAAACCAAAGCCAAAAAAGAAAAGAGGAGGACTATTCTAATGGAACTTGTAGATTTGATGAAGAAAATAAATGATAGAGATATACCACATTTTCTGGTGTTATTCGGCGAAGAGCAGACTATATTAGATATATATGTTCAGAATATCGTCAAGTGCTTAGATGCCAAACAGCTAAAAAGAGGAGCTGTTGCTGATGTAGTTAAGCAATCAGGAAAGAAGAGTTTGGATAAATCCATTAAGATATATACAGTAGTGGATGACATTAAATTCTTATCCGCAGAAGATAACTGGGAAAATATTAAAAAATCTATGACTAAAGACTATCTAATATTAAGATACCATACGTTAGATAAGCGTTCCTCATTTGTGCGAAAAAATAAGCGGGATATGGTTGAATTCTCACATTTATCTAAAGATGTATTATTGCAGTATATACAGAGAGATTTGCCACGATTAAGCGAAAAAAACGCATATACATTAATAGATTATTGCAACAATGACTACGGCAGAATATTAATGGAAGTTGATAAAATAAAACAATACCAACAGTCTATTAATGTTGAAGATAAGTATATAGATGATTGTTTTAATTCATTAGATGAGCAGGGAATATTTCATAAGGAAATTGGTGATATTACATTCGATTTAACTAACGCAGTATTAGCAGGCTATCCAGATACAGCTATAAGTGTATTAGACGACGCGAAAAGAAAAGGTGAGCCTGCTATGATGATAGCCAGTCTTCTGTATAGAGGCTTCAGGAATATGTTAGCATATCAAGGGCTTGGCGCAAATAAAAAAGGTGCAATGGAAAGAACTGGACTAACGAAAGGTGAGCTTTATGGAGTCACCAAAGCAGTAGGTGGATATAATCTACAGGAAGTAGAAAGGAATATGTTACTATGTCAGAAAGTGGAATGTGGCATCAAGTTAGGTCTAATAGATGATGACATAGCATTAGACTACTTAGTATTGGCTTGTTTACTTTAATTTATTAACTTTTTACTTTATTTTCTTAAGAAATGCATTATAAAGGTTGCAATTTCAGTTGTATGTGTTACAATATAATTGAAATTTAACAAAGAAAAGAGGTAATAATTATGAGTAAACCAAGTTACAGACAGGATAATGAGCATTTCCGTTTTTACAACGCTAATCCGAAGAACAAGTTATCCGCAGGTGATTGCGTAGTAAGAGCTATATCATTCGCAAGCGGGTTAGATTGGGACACAGTGTATGCAGAATTATGTGAAATTGGTATGAAGATGAAAATGATGCCTAATGATAGGAAAGTGTTCGAAAAGTATTTAGATGAAATAGGTTTCGTAAAAATGAAACAACCCAAAGATGCATATGGCTATAAATACACAGCAGAACAGTTCGCAAGGCGTAATCCTAATATGCTGGCGATATTGAGTGTAGCTAATCATTTAACCACTATAAAGGATGGAAAAATAGTAGATACTTGGGATTGTGGTTTCAAGTGTGTAGGAAATTATTGGGTAATGAGATAAGGAGGAAAAAATATGAATAGAAATGCATTTAGTAAAGGTGATAAAGTTTTAATTAAAAATAGCCATATAGTTGATGATATATATGGTAATTATGCTCTACTTGGTAGGGTTGGAAAAGTAGTGTACAAAGCCTATGATGATGCCTGTACCAGACCTTTCGGGGTTGTTATATCAGACCTTAATAATAAAAGTTCATCATTAGGTTGTTTTTGGTTAGATGATGAGTCATTAAAATTAGTTGAAGAAGGAGAGGAAGATAATATGAAAAAAGAATTAGAAGGATATAATAGAGTAGCATTTGTAACAATTGAAAATTCTGCTAGAAAATATGCCTATGCATTGTATGATGACGATATTCAGCCTACAGATTATGTGCTAGTTACAGGTCAAGCAGAAGGCAAAATATGTTTTGTTGGTAGTATATGTTCCATTGACGATACTAATAATATACCAGTCACAGAAGAGGTAATCTGTAAGGTTGACTTATCTGCCTATAGACAAAGACAAGACATTAGACGTAAGAAGCAGAAGTTATTAGCAAAGATGAAAGCTAAAAGACGTGAGCTGGAAGCAAGAAAGCTGGATGAAATGTATGCAAGCATAGATGATGATTATGCAAAAATGCTTGCTGAATTAAAATCAATAGGATAGAAGGATATTATATTATGCTTAATATTGAATATTATAAAGATAAATTAGTGGAATTAGGTATTATAGACATTCAAAGTTTAGCAATAATACAAGGACAGCCACACATATGTAAATACGATATAATGTGTGACAAATGTTTATTTAATAATCATAGTTTTTCTTGTCCTAATGACGCTCTAGATTGGCTGTTTTCAGAATACAAAGAATCAGAAATTGATTGGAGCAAAGTCGAAGTTGATACACCTATATTGGTTAGAGATTATGAAAGTAATAAATGGACTAAAAGATATTTTGCTAGATTTGAAGATGGAAAAGTTTATGCTTGGCAGGATGGAGCTACATCTTGGACGGCTGACGGTGAATATAATGTAAATTCTTGGCAATATGCAAAACTAGCAGAAAGTGAGGAGTAGATGCTTGATAGTACAACAGTAAATAGATTTAACTATAATATTAATGCAGTAAGCGGGACTTTGAGAAAGTCACATCCTAAAAGTAAGATAGCCATAAGAGGGTTATTAGACAAGCCATATATTTTTAATGATGAAAGACCTAGATTATTCCAAGATGATAATACAGAAATCGTAGTTCTTCAAGTGATGCTTATTGGAAATGATAAGGCAATTGTAGAATATGTTAACAAAAATGATTTTGAAAAGGAGAACGAATAGAATGACAAGTTACGAATTTGAAAAGGCTGCAAAGAATGCAGTGATTAAAGTATTAAATGAAAATATAAATTACTGCCCATTTTGTGGCGAAAAACTTGGAGGTGCTTAATAAATATGATTAATGAACTCAAACAGACTACTTGTAAGAGGTGTGGAAGAAAATTAAAAAATCCTACAGCTATTGAAGTAGGAATGGGTGCGACTTGCTGGAGAAAATTTTTAGCTGAAAATAATCATAAAAAATTATTCAAATGCGACGAACTGCCTACTGATAAGCAAGAATAAAACTTGTATAATTAATGCATTTAATTTATAATATAGTGTAAAATAAGTTAAATACGAAAGGAGATTATTAAATGAAGGCAGGAGCAACTTATAATCTAATAGTTAAGCTTCCAGAAATAACTGATGAACCTTCAGAGCAGGAAATTATAGATGAAATTATATTCACAATACAGTGTGGTTCTACTCAGTTATCTAAAGTATATCCAGGTGATGTGAGTTTAGCTGGTGATGTGTATATTATTCCTTTGACTCAGTCAGAAACTAAGCAGCTTGTGGGAAATTGCCAGTTAGAAGCTCAAGTAAATTACACTAATAAAGCGGTTCAGAAATCTTATATACAATCATTTAATGTGAGTAACACACTGGCGACAAAAGATGTTGAAGGTGTACCAGATTCAGTTCACAACGCAGAATTAATCTTAAAGTTAATTGGTTCAGATGTGCTTGTTATTAGTATAGTACCTGAAGTAGCAGATGAGATTATTAATAATATGAATAAAATTTATTTGGCTACTAAACAAGCAATGGAAGATACTGAATCTTATGGTGAGCAGGCAAAATCTGATTTGCTTGCTGCTTATACTAACTATATAAATAGTATTAATAATGTAACAATACATCAGTTGAAAAATATTAATGACACAGCTATAGCACAGATTGAGGCAATTAATAACGTAGCAAAAAAGAATATTGAGAGTGAGACTAATTCAATTGTACAAGCGACACAAGGTCAGATTATCGGAATAAATAATGTGGCTAGTGGTCAGATAGTTGCTATTAATGATACAGCAAATAGACAAATTTCAGCAATTAATGATACAGCAGTATCACAGATAAATGCAATTAATGATACAGCAGTATCACAGATAAATGCAATTAATCAGACAGCGCAGCAGACAGCGCAGGCACAAGCACAAGCAATAGAGTTACAAGCTAGTGAGATATATGGTAATCTTGGAATATTACCTGGTACAACTACTCTCAAAACTATGGGAGTTGATGATTATCCGCCTAAGCCATATTCCATTCCTAGAACTAGTAATTACATCAGATTAGATAGTATGATTATTAATGGGTCTGAAGTAGAATTTAATGAAACTAATTATCTTCGAGTTCAGCTTTCAAGCAATAGTGATGGGACAGGTCTTAATTCCTCTTTTATGATTACAGAAACAGGAAAAAATTATAGTTTGGAAAGTTATGGTTCTGATTATAAGTACATCCAACTTATTCCTTACTACAGTTCAGCAGGTTTGGATTGTACTATCAAGTATACATTAATAGACTATGATGTGAAAGCAGAAATTCTGGCTCTACAGCAAGCATTGATTGGTGTTGATGAATTGATTGGTGGTGATAATGATGAGTAAGACTATTGCAGAAAAATTACAGTCAGAAATATCCAGAGCAAATGAAGTTACTAAAAAGGCAGATACTACTGTTCACAATGCGGTTGGCAGTTTGATTGATGGATATGGGCAGAATGTTCCAAATTGCGAAGTTTTGACAGAAATTACCCTTGACAGTGATGTGTCTGTTGTGAGTATAGATGTGACGGAAGAGATGAAGGAAAAATACGAAGCATTTATCATTGATTTCGATTTAACGTTTTCAGAAGCAGATTATTTGTACTTTGGTGGTGATAAAAGCCCTAAACAATTTTATTATAATAAAGCCACAAATATTGGAAAACCTGATGACAAAATTTCACTTGGAATACTAATATTTAAACATCCAATTAACAATAATTATGTAAATATTTTGGGATTTGGAATTGTTAATTTAAGTGATAATAAAAATCATGGTTATTTATCATCAAATACATGGGAAAATTTAAGTGGATTGGCTTTCAGTATGTATGTATCTGGAGTAACGATGAAAACAGGTGGAACAGTAACCATGAGAGGGGTGAGAAAAATATATGCTAATTAATGATAATGGAACAACAAGAGAAATGACGGATGAAGAAATTGAAAAATTCAACGAAGGTAGAAATGAAAATCCACCAGTTGGAGCGGAAGAATAGGAGGAGCAATATGAGGGTTGGTGGATAATTAATAGATTTATTTAACAATGACTTAACATATAGCATACAGGTCTTATACAGATTTGTATGCTTTTTATTTACTTTTTAACCATTTTTTATTATAATTAATTACATTAAAGGAGGGCTTAATTGGTGGCAAAACAACAACAGTTAATATATAAGTTACAGTTAGCTCTAAAGCAAAAGGGTTACATTTTATCAATAAATACTAATCAATTTTATTCGGTGGACAAAGGGCGGTACATAAAAGGATATACACTAATGAGAAAAGGAAATAGAATATATAAATCATATAGTTCAATTAAAATAATAAAATATCTAGTTAATATATTAGATGTACTTAAACCTCTTACAGAAAAGCAAATACAAAGCCGAAAAATAGACTCAATAGTAATGGCGGAAATGATAAGAAGGGAGGAATTAATTAATGCCGAAAACAATAAGAAGAAAAAGAATTAAACCAGACTATCTATCACAAAAACAATTTGAATTTTATGAAAATTATTTAGCCACCAATAACATAACACAATCAGCTATAGATGCAGGATATAGTGTAAAATCAGCAAGTCAACAAGGCTCACGTATGTTAAGTTGCCCAAAAGGCAAGAGATACATAGCTGAGAGATTATCCCAATTAGATGAAGAAAAAGTGGCTACAGCTAATGAAGTATTAGAGTATTTGACATCAGTGATGCGTGGCGAAGTTCAAGACCAATTCGATTTAGAACCATCATTATCTGATAGAACCAAAGCTGCTACAGAATTAGCTCGTAGGTTAGTTGATACGAAGCCAGCTGTGGTGCCAGTTCAGATTATTAACGATATACCTAGACCTAAAAAGAAGGAGGCTATGTAGATGTTTCAAAAACCTACGATAGATGTTCCATTAACCGAAGTTATAGGTCCAGCCTTCTATGACCTGCACTGGGATATATTAGAAGGAAACCATACGTATTACGATTTAGTCGGTGGTAGAGGTAGCTTGAAATCTTCTGTAGTTAGTGTAGAAATAATACTAGGGATGATGGAAGATATTAATGCCAATGCCTTAATATATAGAAAAGTAGCAGATACCATAGGTGATAGTGTATATGAGCAGATACTATGGGCGATAGATAAGTTAGGAGTTAATGATTTATGGAAATGTACAAAATCGCCGTATAGGTGTGAATATAAGCCGACAGGGCAGAAGATTATATTCAAGGGACTTGATAAAGCAAAGAAATCTAAATCCGTTAAAGTACAGTTCGGCTATTTTAAATATCTGTGGTTCGAAGAATTAGACGAATTTAATGGAGCACAGGAATTAAGAATAGTTCAGCAGTCCGTATTAAGAGGCGGACCTAAATTCTTCGTTTTTAAATCAATGAACCCACCTAGAAGCCGAACTAACTGGGCTAATGCATATATAGAAGAAGAGGAATTAAGACCAGATACATATGTAAGCCATACTACGTATCTTGAAGCACCTGAAGAGTGGTTAGGTCAACAGTTCATAGATGACGCAGAATGGCTTAAGGCTATTAATCCTAAAGCCTATGAACACGAATATCTTGGAATTCCTGTGGGAAATGGTACTAACGTATTCGATAACATTACAATAAGGCAGATAACAGATGAAGAAATAGCAGCATTTGACCAGATATATATGGGCATAGACTGGGGCTGGTACCCAGACCCTTATCATTGGGGCAAAATGCATTATGACGCTAATAGGAGAAAGCTATATATATTTGATGAATATAGAACCAATAAAACAACTAATAAAGACACTGCTCAATATTTAGTTGAGCATAAGGGAATAAGAGCCCACGACATTATCACTTGCGATAGTGCAGAGAAAAAGTCAGTGGCGGATTATAGAAGTTATGGACTAAATGCCAGAAATGCGGAAAAAGGACCAGATAGCGTTAGATACGGAATTAAATGGCTTCAATCATTAGTAGAAATAGTTATTGACCCTATTAGATGTCCTTACACCAAAGATGAATTCGTAAGATATGAATATGAATTGAATAAAGAAGGAGAACCATTAAGTAGCGTTCCTGATATGGATAATCACAGTATTGATATGACTAGATATGCGATGGAACGTGTATGGAAGAGGAAAGGAAGATAAAGATAGTGCAGGATATAGAAATTCTAGGAGAACGATGGTATATTAGCTATGAGAAATTAGAAGACACTGATATAGACGGCTATTGCGATTATACAAGCAGAAAAATAGTGATAAGAAAAGACAATTATAATGAAGTTGGAAACTTCAAAGCATTACAGAAAAAGCAATTACGACACGAAATAATACACGCATTTCTTGCAGAAAGTGGATTGCAGTCCAATTTCGAGCATCATACTCAATGGGGACACGAGGAAACGATGATAGATTGGATAGCAATTCAATTCCCCAAGATTAACAGCGTATTCAAACGCTTAAATATATTAGAATAAAAAGGAGAATAAAAATGTTTAGTAGATTAATTGAATGGCTCAGAGAAGCACTGAAAAAAATGGTAGGCTATAAGTCCGTATCTGATACGATTAGTGATGTACAGATATATAGCATTAGTCAGGATATGAGGGATGCTATTAATACGTGGAAAGATATATACAAGGACGAGTCGCCTTGGCTGGATGAAGAAACTGGTATATACAGTTTAGGATTAGGAAAGGAAATATGCCAGTCACTTCAGCAGCAGGTTCTTTCTGAAATGAAAAGCACTATAGCAGAACCTGGAAAATCAATACCAACTGATGACTCAACCGCAGAGGAAAATATCAATACACGAGCTACGTTCTTGAATAGCCAATATCAAAGAAGATTATTAACTAAATTACCAGCCAAATTGGAGCAGGGAATGGCAGTAGGTGGATTTATAATTAAGCCCTACGTTGTTAATAATCAAATATATTTTGATTTCTGTAGACAGGGTGATTTCGTTCCTATCGTATTTGATGACGATGATAATATCACAGATATAGCCTTTTTTGACCAGTTTATAGCTGGTGAATATAGATATACAAAAATTGAAAGACAGACATTTGATATGTCTGCCAAAAAAGTAGTTATTGAAAATAAGGCATTTAAAGCTAAGATAAAGAATGTGGAAGATGAAGAGTCACAGGATGACGATTTAGGAGTTGAAATTCCACTGGCGTCAATTAACAAGTGGGCTAATATATCAGAAGAACCTGTTCTTATTGATAATGTAGAAAAGCCGTTATTCGGCTTCTATAGGGTACCATTGGCTAATAACATAGATTTAGACAGCCCATTAGGAATATCCGTATTCAGTCCAGCTATTAAGTTGATACATAGAGCAGACGAACAGTTTAGCCGACTTGATTGGGAATACGATGGAGGTCAGATGGCTATTGATGTAGACGCTGATGCAATAAATTTCAGTCAAGGTTATTACGGAAGTGTTCCGCAAATGGATAAGATTAGAGATAGACTATATCGTACCTTAGATTTGGGAAATGATGATACATACAAGGCATTTACGCCTTCACTTCGTGACGCCAGCTACTTATCAGGATTAAATAGATACTTGATGCGTGTTGAAGATTTAGTTGGATTGTCAAGAGGAGCATTATCCGAAGTGGAATCAGAAGCAAGAACCGCTACTGAAATGAAAATACTTAAGCAGAGGGCTTATATTACGGTTCAAAGAAATCAAGAAGCACTTGAGCAGGCTTTGGATGATGCCGTATACGCTATGGATGTATTAACCACACTATATGAATTAGCTCCAGACGGAATATATACGACTACTACAGATTGGAACGATAGTATATTGACCGATGCCGACACAGAATTAAATCAGAAGTTACAGTTATTAGATGCCAACGTATTAGGAAAGGCAGAGGTTAGGGCTTGGTATACAGGTGAGGATGAAGAAACAGCAGAACAGAAAATTGAAGATATAGACAGTTCAAGTTCTAATGCTATGCTCAATGACTTATTTAATCAAACACCTGAATCCACTATAGAAACTAACGAAAACCCACCAAAGCCTCAACCAGAAGGAGAAGAGGAGTAATTAGATGATTAGTAGCGATAAGTTAACGGATATATCTTATGAAATGTCACAGGCATTCGAAGAAATCAATATTAAATATATTAAACTTATGGGCGAACACGTGAAAGCTATGGGTAAGCTCACAGCTACAGATATGCATAGGTTGGAGCAGATGAATAAGATGAACGCTAATATAGCTGAAATTAATAAAATGCTCCGAAAACAGTGTAATCTTACGATTAAACAGTTAGATGAACTATATAGAAAAAGTGGCTTATCTGTATATGATGATATGGATGTATTCTATTCAGCTAAAGGTGTTAAGCAAGTACCTTTCAAGGATAATCAACGTATGCAATCATATATAAGTTCTATTGACCAGTTAACTGCTAATACCTTTGAGAATATGGCTAGAACTACGGCTATATCAGAGAATTATAGAAAAGTAGTGGATAAAGGTATATATGCAGTATCGTCTGGAGTGGAAGACTATCAGTCAGCCATTAGAAAGACTTTAGTAAAGGCAGCTACAGACGGAATGCGTGTTAAATATGCAAGTGGATATACACGTAGATTAGATAGTGCAGTTCGTATGAATATATTAGAAGGCGTTCGCCAAGTTAATCTAGGAATAAGACAGATAGCAGGTGAACAGTTCGGAGCGGATGGATATGAAATATCCGCTCACGGACTATGTGCAGAAGACCATCAAGATATACAAGGTAGGCAGTTTTCATTAAAGCAATTCAATAAATTACAACAGACGCTTCAACGTCCCATAGGAACCTTGAACTGCCAACATACTGCATATCCTATAGTATTAGGCATATCTCAACCAGCTTATTCGGAAAAAGAATTAAAAAATATGCTTGACTATTCCAATGAACGTATACAGCTACCTAACGGAAAAGAAGTTAGCCGATACGAAGCATCTCAATTAATGCGAAAATTAGAAACTAATATTAGATATGCTAAGGACTCTGTGATAGCAGGGCAGGCAAGTGGTGACGATATTTTAATGCGAAAAGGAAAAGCAAAAATAAAGAAAAATAAAGAACAATATAAAGCTATAGCAGATGCAGCATCGCTTCAACCCAGACCTAACAGAATGACAGTAGCAGGCTATGGAAAAACTAATCTTAAAAAGAAAGTTCAAATTCCGAAGAAAACGAATACACAGAAGCCAACAGTTAAGAAGAAATTGACAATGCAGGATATTAATAAGATGAATAGAAGCACACTTGAGACGAAAGCTAAAGATATATTCATACGAGATAATGCACCATTAGGACAGGAAGAAGCAGTTAGAAGATTTAATGCACTGATTGGTTCCAATACAGATGCTCAACTTCGAAAATATATTCATAAACATCAAGATATTTCTAATTTAACGAAAGCATCAACACCTAAAGCTGTTACAAATGTAGCTAAAATGAATAAAGAATATAAAGATTTCCTACACGATTATACATATGGAAATTTCAATGATATATGTGCTTATTCGACAAACAAGCTAAAAGGTTTAGACTTTAAAGATATATCTGCGGATAGAAAACGTTTATCAGACGGAATTATTCAAAGCATACAAGCAAGTAAACCTTCCAATAAGATGCTATACAGAATAGAGAGAAATTTTGATGCACCTGGAAGCGGGTTATCCAAACGACACTTCAGCGTTGGTGATGAAATTCAATTTGGTATTCGAAGCACCACATCAGACAAAGATTTTATAGACAGAGCTTTTAGTGGTGAGGATAGTGGTGTTCAAATCAAGCCATCTATAGCTGATGATTTTATAGAATATAGGTTCACTAAATCACGCTCACTAAATATTGAATCTGTAAGTGAGTTCCCAGACCAAAAGGAACATCTCATATATGGAACGTATAAGGTAGACAAAATTGAAACTATCGAATACAAGAAAGATGGCTGGGCAACAACTAAAACGTCTATACAGGAGTCTTTTAAATCTAGGGGAATAACCGTACAAGAATTTATAAGCAAAAAAGGAACTCCAATGATTAGGTATACTGAAGATGGAAAAGAAAAAACAATGACACTTGAAAAATATAGGAATGATTATATTGAAGATAGAACTTGGCAAGATACAGTTCCCGGAAGAACTGTAATCTACTTAACAGAAAAGGGGTGATAATATGTCAGATAAAGAATTACAGGATTTATTAGACAGAATGATTGAACAGGGCAAATAATGTTAATAACTATGTTAATAATGTTAATAACTTTAGCAAAAACAACTAGAGTTATTAACATTATTATTTTGATGTTAATAACTTATTAACACTATTAACAAAGTTATTAACTTATTAACAATTACTATTTACAAATGTTAATAACTTTAGTATAATACAAATTGTAAGGAATCCAGAGCGAAGAAAATTCGCTATATAAGATATTTTAGGAGGATATAACAATGAAGAATATTTACAGTATTTTAGAAAAATTCGGTATCACAGTTCCAGACGACAAGAAAGAAGAGTTTGACAAGTTAGTCTTGGAAAATTACAAGACAATAGCAGAAGTACAGCTTGTACAGGATAAGTTGGAAAAAACGGAATCAGAGCGTGATAATTATAAGACTAAATATGATACAGACATTGCTCAACGTGATAAGGATTTAGCTGATTTACAGAAGAAACTTAAGGATGCAGGCGATAATTCAGGTGAATTAGAAACTGTCCGTGGTGAACTTGAAACACTGAAGACTAAATATGGTGAGGACAAGAAAGATTGGGCAGCTCAGCTTAAGAAACAGCAGTATGAATTCGCAGTAAAGCAGAAAGTAGGTGGAATACAGTTCACTTCCAATGCGGCTAAAGAAAAATTCATAACCGATGTATTAGCACAAGAATTAAAAATGGATGGAGATACACTCCTTGGATTTGATGATTATGTTAATACTTACAAAGAAAAAGATGCTGGTGCATTCGTGGTAAAGGACGACAAGGGTGACCCAAAACTGAAGCCGTCATTCTCAGGTCCGTCTAATAAAGAAGACCCAGACCAGAAGAAAGGCGACAAAACTGAAGAGCCTAAAGAACGTCCATTAATTTGGTAAGATTTTTAGAAAAGGAGATTAAGAAATGGCAGAGACAACAAGAATCACATCATTAAATGTGTTATTAGACACGACAGGAAAGATGCTTTTATCTGAGGCATATGATGGAGTGCTTGCAAATGTGCAGAAAGCTACTATTTCAGGCAGATTGAAGAATACAGACTTATCTGGTGACCCAACAGCAGGAACTGTTGAAGCTAAAAGATTTGTAAACGCCACATCCAAGGCATATGGTTCAGCCAGAACAGCTGGAAAAGGGGATTACATAAAAGGTAAGCCTGTCACAATTCCTATCGACACAGATAGAGAATTCGTAGAAGAAATTGAGCAGAAAGACGTTTCACTTTTAGGTGTAGACGGACTTATTGCTAAACGTTCAGCCAATCACGCTATGAGAATGGCAGCTGAATTAGACTCAAAGTTCTTCGAAGTAGCAGCTACTTCAGGAACTAAATTCACTCCAACTAAAACAGCTATTCAGGATATAGTTGAAGAGGCTATTGTAACTCTTGAAACATTAAAGACAGATTACATTGACGGAATTGATAGAAGTCTTATGTCAATCACATTTGATGCAGCTACTTACTCACAGATGAGAGCTTATCTGGATACAGTAACTAATACTAATGTTGATACGACTAGTGAAGAGTTCTTTACATTCCACGGAGTTAAATGCTATAGTTCAGTTAGACTTCCTATCGCAGTTGAAGGTAAGAAGACTACTACTACTAGATTTATCCTTCAGGTAGATGGTTCAGTGGCACAGCCAGTAAGAAGCACACCTTACACAGCAGAAAAAATTCCAATGTCAGAAGCATATGCAATCGAATTATTCTTCTACTATGGAACTAAGGCTGTTACACCTGAGACAATTCTTGTATATAATACAGAAGTAACAGCAAGCTAGTTAGTGTGAGGTAATGATATGAAGATTAGATTGCAGAGAGGTGGGATTGTCGAAACAGACAATCCCGATGTAATAGAACAGTTCCTTAAGTATGGAGGAGTAGAAATTAAGAAAAAAGCTACAAAGGTAACTAAAAATTCTGTGTCCTCCCAGAATGATAAGGAAGCCTAATTAGCTAAAGGGAGGTTATTGTGGAACATTTATCATATGAAGAATATGTAAGTCTTGGTGGTAAGGTTGATATTGATAGCTTCCCTACTTTACTATTAGATTGCGAGATTTACCTTGACAGAATTACAATGGGCAAGATTAACAATACACCTTTCACTCAAAGTCTTAAACGCTTAGTAGTAAAGTGTATAGAAGTCTTGCAGGAAAATAATGAGACGAACGCTTCTATAGCAAGCTATTCGGATGGTATTGAAAGTATAAGTTATAATACATCTGAGATGGGAGAAAAACCCACGGAATCAAAGATATATGACTTATGTAGACTATATCTTCCATCTGAAGTGATGTATAGAGGAAAGCGAGGATGGAAAGATGCAAGGTCCGATAACTATTTTAAATAAATTAAGGCATCAAGATTCAGCTACAGGGTTAGACGTTTGGTATAAGACTATTTTGAAAGATATTAAGTATGCTAATACTAAAGTCACTACCGTAGTTGGAACTGATGTAAGTATGGGTCAGCAGATTACAGTATTAATTCCGTTCACAGGTCAGTATCTTCCTTATAATGATTGGAAAAACAGTTCAAAAAAGGACAGAACTTTCACAATGCATCAAGGCGATTATATCATTTTAGGTGCAGAATTAGGTGAAGAAATCACACCGAATAATGTTATGAAAATCAAAAATAAGTATGAGCCAAATGTATGTGAAGTTAGGTCTATAGAGGAAGTTCCAAAGAAATACGGAATTAAAATTCAACTTCGAATTTCAGGAGTATAAGTTATGGCTGTTAAGTTGAAATTTACAAGAATTCCGAAAAAAATAGAAAAGATATGTGAAAGTCCTAAAGTGGGAATGTATATGGCAGAACAGGCAGAAAGGTTGATGGCTCCATACGTTCCAATGGATACAGGAATGTTGGTTGATAATACCACAGTAGAGCCTTTCAAAGTTACATATAATTCAACTTATGCTCATTACATATTCTTTGGGAATGGCTTGAATTTTAACAAAGAGAAGCACGCCTTGGCTACGGCTCGATGGGATAACGCTATGTCAGCTGCAAAAGGAAGACAGCTTTGCAACGAAGTTACTGAATTCATTAGAAGGAATGGTAGTTAATATGGATGGAGACTGATATGAATAAATATGAAAAAATAGCAGAATGGCTTAAGCAGTATACACCTAAATTCAGCTGGATATATTTCAACGTGACTAATAGCGAGCCTGATAATATATCTCTTAATAGTGTACAAAATGAGAGGAATGTAACACAGTATATTAATGGAGATAGGGAAGTAGAATTTCTATTCGCTTTAGATTTAATTAAGGAATATGACACAGGAACAAGCACAATCAATCTTGAAGCTACACAGGAATTTGAATTAATAGCTGAATGGATTGAGCATCAGAATATAGATAAGAATTTCCCAGATTTTGGGAAAAATATAATAATAGAAACAGTTGAAGTTCTTGAGACAACGCCGAGTGTTACTGTAGATACACAGGCAGCTATGGCTAAATATCAAGGACAATTCAGGATTACATATTTAGAGCAGAAAGGAGAATAACAATGGCGAATCCAATGACAAAATTGACTAAAGACCAGTTCATCCCATTCCTTGATACAGCAGAGGATAAAACTTATGCGGCTAGTGAATGGGCTAGAATTGACTTATCTACTATATTTGAACTGGCAATTAATCCACAGTCAGAATCTATGGATTACATCTGCTACAAGAATGCAGTTGAAGAGGTAATGAGCAATCAGCCTGAGCTTCCAGAGGAAATAGCCTTATATGAAGGAAACCCAATGTATGACTATATAGCTGAAAAGTTATATAAACTTCCAACAGGTGAAGATTGTAAGATTCCGTTCTTACTTTGCTTTGGTGGCACTACGAAAAGGGCTTGGAGAGGTATATGCACACTCTTGCTTGATACTTTATCCACAACTGATGGAAAGATTTCTTTTTCAATGAAATTTGGTGGTGATATTGAGTTAGGAACATACACCATCACAGCTGGAAAGCCTACATTCACAGCAACCGAAGCACAAGCTGCTAGTACACAGAGCAAAGCAGTTAAAATGTCACTAAATTAATATTAATATAAGGAGGACAGATATATGTATTTAGTATCATTCAACGGCACCGAATTAGAGTTGCCAAACTACAATTTCACTATCGCAGCTAAAATAGAGGAAATTGAAGCCAATAATAAGAAATCAAGTTCAATGAAATTCAAAGATAAATGCAGAAAGATGTATAACTTTGAAGCTGAACTTATAGGGAAAGACAAGATGAAAAATATCATCGGTGAGTTCGATACTTGCGACCCTAATGATATTAATATTCTCTATTTAGGAATAGTTAATTGCTATAATCAACCAGTATCTCAATATACACAGGAGCAGACTGATGCACAGCTTAACGACTCAAACTTATCAAGGGTAATTGAGTTAGTTAACGCTATGGATAAAGTAGCTTCTAATGATTTACTAAAAGTAACAAAATAATTGATATGATTGATTTAAGACATACGTCCTTACCTGATACCATCAAGGTTGATGGTGAGGACTTTTTAATTGAAACGGATTTCAGAGAATGGTTGAAATTTAGCGAGTTAATTAAAGAAAATAGATCTTTATCTGATTATATTTTCCTATTAAAAGAACATATTCCTACATCTAATTTTTTTGATGCATTAGTAGAATTCTATTCTAATCCTAACTCAACACCACGCAGCGTAGGGTCAGGCAGTACAGAAGAATTAGTAGATTATATTCAAGACGGGGAATACATCGTGGCTTCTTTTATGCAGGATTATGGTATAGATTTAACGTCTTGCAAGATGCATTGGCATCTATTCAAAGCTCTATTCGTTGGGTTAAGTGACAAGACTAAAATTAAGCAGATAATGTCAATGCGTGCTTATAGAAAGTCTAATAAGTCATATGAAGCTCAATGCATTGAGAATAAGAAGATATGGAAGTTAAATCAGTCACAAGTCAAGGCAGATAAAGAATTAATGGCAGATATTAATGCTCTGTTCTATGGTAGTGTATATCGAAAATAGAAAAAGATAGAAAGGAGGAATAATTTAATATGGCAGATGGAAAAGTCGTAATTGACACCGAATTAGATTCCTCTGGAGCCCTTGGTGGCATTAAAAAAATGGGTTCATCTATAGCTTCAGGTGCAGCTAGTGCTGTTAAGAGCGTAGCTAAAATAGGCACCGCAGCTGTAGCAGCTGGAGCTACTGCAGCTGGAGCATTAACTAAATCAGCAGTAGATGCTTATGCTTCATATGAACAGCTCGTAGGTGGCATTGAGACATTATTCGGAGCAGGTGGACAATCTGCTAAAGAATATGCTAAATCCGTAGGGAAAAGCACAGGCGAAGCTAAAAAAGAATATGAACAATTAATGCACGCCCAAAATATAGCGTTGAAAAATGCAGATAAGGCATATAAGACAGCAGGATTATCCGCCAATGCTTATATGGAAACTGTAACAAGTTTCGCTGCCTCACTTAAGCAGAGCACCAAAAACGAAACAGAAGCAGCCAAAGCAGCCGACCAAATTGTAGTTGATATGTCAGATAATGCCAATAAAATGGGTACTGATATGGGGATGATTCAGAATGCTTATAATGGCTTCGCCAAGCAGAACTATACGATGTTGGATAACTTGAAGCTGGGCTATGGTGGTACTCAAGCAGAAATGCAGAGATTGTTACAAGATGCAGAAAAATTATCAGGTCAGCATTATGAGTTGGGAAACTTCAAGGATATGGCAGAAGCTATCCACGTAGTCCAGACAGAAATGGGAATAACTGGCACTACAGCAAAAGAAGCATCTACAACTATTGAAGGTTCAGTAAATTCAGCTAAAGCTGCTTGGGAAAATCTTATGGTTGGTGTTGCTGATGATAACGCTGACTTTGATACTTTAGTTAATAACTTTGTTGATTCTGTTAGTACCGCAGCATCCAATATATTACCAAGAGTAGAGACAGCTTTGAGTGGTATTGGTTCACTTGTCGAAAAACTGTTACCAGTGATAGTAAAGGCTATACCAGATTTAATAGAAAACTTACTGCCTAACTTAGTATCTTCAGGAACAAATATAGTACTAACACTAATACAAGGTATTGCTGCTGCTATACCTTCATTATTAAGTGTATTACCTGAGATAATAAGTACTATTGGAACTAGTTTAGCAGAAGCTGGTCCACAATTATTTACTTCAATATCTGAGGTATTAAACCAGTTACTTACATTCTTGTTAGAACAGATTCCAGAATTCTTTAATAGCATAAGCGAATTCTTTAGTGGTGATGGTGCTGCTAATATAATGGATATGTTGCTAACATTATTTGATGGTATAGTAACGGGTATAATTAATAATTTACCAACTATATTAAACTCACTAATTAATATGCTTGCCCAGATATTAATATTCTTGGCTACACAAATTCCTAGTATAGTTTCTACAGTTGTAAGTATGATACCTGCCATAGTAAATGGATTACTTCAAGCTATACCTACATTAATCCAGGCAATACCGCCAATTATAACCGCACTAGTAAATGGATTACTTGATTGTATTCCAAGCATTATAGATGCTGGTGTTGAACTTATAGGAGCATTAGTTGATAATTTACCAGAAATAATTAATACTATTGTTGAAGTTATTCCAGAGATTATAACTAATCTGATTAATGCTATACTTGACCATTTACCTGATATTGTAGATGCTGGATTTAAACTTATAACAGCTCTGGTAGATGCTTTACCAGAGATTATAATTACTATTGCCAAAGCAATACCTAAGATTATAATAGGTATTATTGGAGCACTTATTAAAGCAATACCTAAGATTATAATAACAGGGATTAAGCTTTTTGTGTCAATTATTAAGAATTTGCCACGGATTATTGCTAAAATTATAACTGCAATTCCTAAAATTATTAAAGCTATAGTGGACGGATTTGGTGACCATCTAGGCGATATGGCAGACATTGGTTTAAATCTTATAAAAGGTTTATGGAATGGTATTAAAGATGCTGGTGCTTGGCTTAGAGATAAAATATCAGGGTTCTTTGGAGGTGTAGTAGATAGTATCAAAGATTTCTTTGGAATAGCATCACCTTCCAAATTAATGCGAGATGAAGTAGGAAGATATATAGCTCAAGGAATATGGGTAGGATTTGACCAGGATAATCCAATGAAACAGATTAATGACGAATTGAAATATGGAATGAAAAAGTTAGATACTACAATGACATTGAGTGGTGGTTACTATTCAGGAATAGACTATGACAAATTAGGAAGAGCGACAGTTGATGCTTTCACTGATGCTAATATAGGAATATCAGTGGGTAGCAGACAATTCGGAAGATTAGTTAAGGAGGCAACATAATGGATATATATTATTTGAATTCTAATGGGCAAAAAGTGGATTTAGTAAGCTATCCATATATGATGCTTACTAATACAGACTTATTCGATTATGATTGGGATAATTCAACCAGTGGAACTAATCTTCCTCGGATTAGTTCATTTAGTCGCAGTATGGTTTCTAAGAAAATCAAAATAAACGTTAAAGGACAAACATATGATGAATATCTACAGAATATTGAAAATCTAACATCCTATTTTGACTTTGATGTTATGCGAGTGAAACCTGGAAGACTATATGTAGGAAACTACTATTTAGAGTGCTATATTAAAGGTAGCACCAAACCCAATAAATATCTACTGACTAATAACACTACTGTAGAATTTAGTCTTATGTCGAGTTCTGGAATGTGGAAGACTTCAAATATACTACATTTTGGTAAAAGCACGAACGAAGCAGGATTTAAGGATGCCGATAGTAATATAGCTTTGAACAGCACAGTTACATCTTCGCCAACAAGTGAAAATCTTAATAATTTAGCGGACGGCGATTTTAATACAGAGTGGCGTAGTCCTATATCAGAAGATACTATAACATTAAAACTAAATCTAGGTCAACTCTATTATTTAGATAATATCAAACTATATTGGGGAGATGTGTATGCTACAGAAATTGATGTGTTAGGTTCTGTAGATGGTGTTAAATCTACTAAATTAGCTCAACTTAAAAATCTTACTGGTGCTATTGATGATATAGAATTATATGGAATTAATCAATATCAATATATATTCCTCACATTAAGAGGAAGATTGACACAGGCAGATGGGTATACTCTTAAGGAAATCGAGATATATGGTTCAGAGAACTTTCCATATTTAGATTTTCCATATGATTATAAGTATGACTATACCAACGACTTGCGTGTTAATAATCTTTATAATGACGGATATGCAGCTTCGGACTTCATATTAACAATATATGGAAGATGCGAAGACCCACTAATTAGTATAGGTGATTGGAATTATGGAGCTACTAATGTTACTATAGAAACCCGTGAGAAATTAATTATTGACTCAGCACAGAAGAAAGTCTATAAGATAAGTAGTACAGGCGAAATTGAAAATCTATTCAGCCACAGGCTAAAAGATTTCTATGCATTCCAGAAGATAGAACCTGGAACGAGTATAGTCGGTTGGAATGGACCGTTTGAGTTCGATATTGAACTTTCAGAAGATAGGAGTGAGCCAAAATGGACTTAATATATGCGGATAGTAACAGAGTGGATTTAGGTGTAATCCTTGATTATGCTTTGGATTTAGCATATGGAAAGGATGAAAATGATTTTGAATTAGAACTGCCAATAGATAAGGCAGTTCTAAATCCTAATAACTATATCTATATAGAAGATACAGAATATGGGGGCATCATTGACACTTTAAATCCTTCTACCAAAGACCAGACAATCAAATATCAGGGAAGAACTTGGCACGGAATATTAGATAATAAGATATTAATTCCACCAAAAGGACAAGACTATTTAACACTTGACGGAGAAGCTAATTTGGTATTGATGCAGATAATTCAAATGCTCAATTTAACCGATTTATTTGAAGTTAGTACGGAAGATAGTAATATCATCATTAATGCTTATACTGTTCCACGATATGCCAAAGCATATCAAGGTGTTAGAAATATGCTATTTAATTTTGGCGGTAAGTTAAATATGATATATCACGACGGTAAGGTTAGATTAAGTGTATCGCCTTTAGTTGATTTCAGTAGAGAAGAAGAATGGGACACTAGCGATTTTTCAATGGAAATTCAGAAGCATTTCAACCCCGTAAATCATCTATACTGTTTAGGTGAAGGTGACTTGAAGGATAGACACGTAATCGAGCTATTCACGGATGCTAATGGTGGAATACAGCCTTATGCCTTAGTTGCTACACCAACTAAAGATTCTGATTATATTCTTGACAATAGAAATCAGCAGTTTATCGGATTGTTGGATAATAGCGAGGTATACGATTATAGAGGAGCTCAGACGACAGAAAACTATGACGCAGTTAGTGTTCAACCATCTTTCTGGAATAGAAATTATGTAAACTACTATCAATATGACTTAATGACTAACGAATATGTTCAGCTAGAAAGAACATATGAGACGACATATGAAGTTCTGAATACGAAGCCTTTGGATTGGAACTGGAATTATAGTTCTTATTTCTATAAGGATGAAACTGGAGAATATCAATCAGTAGATGATAGCCTCATAGATACAGATAGTCAATATGTAGAATTAACTGGCACAGAGCCACCCGATTGGAAAACGAACTATAAAAATTACTACTACTATTGGACTGATGGCTATACGGAAGAATATCGTTCTGTTGAAGGTGTAAAATATAATAAATATAAGAAGCAGACGAAAAAGCCATCAGACTGGGATTCAAATAAGGGAAATTACTATGTTAAGGTCAAACACTATGAATATACTTATACTGTCAAGAAAAAGATAAAAGGTGTGTGGCAGAAATGGGAAGCTACTTATAAGCAGAAAATCCCAACAGTTAATAAAAAAGATTATAAAATTACATTAAAATCTTCTAAATTAGTGAAGACAGAATATGTCAAGATTTCAGATTTAATCAAAAATCCAGGAAGTTATATTGATAAGAAGCCAACGCCTAATATCAAGTTATCCGATTTTAAGTCTTGGAAAAATTCTGAATATAGACCATTCTATACACAGATTTCAGAAGAAAAAGCCCCACAGTTCGGAGCTGGTACTAAATACTATTATCTTTCAGAGTCATCAAGTAGTCCAGTATGGGAAGCAGGGAAATTCTATGCACAGACAGACATAGAAAAAATACCTACGTTTATTAAGAATTTTTTCTATGAGAAGGTGTATGATAATTATGCAGATTTGGTGGCGAATGGAATAGCTAAATTAGAAGAATATTGGAATTTAGATAATGTAACTATCGCATTAAATTCCGAAGAACAAAGCTATGATATAGGGGATATAGTAGGCGCAACAGAACCTATCACTAATATATCTATTACATCCCAAATTACGAAAAAAATAGTAACCATTGAAAAAAATCGTATCAACATCGAATATGGATTAGGAAATGATGATACAGCCACAGAATATTAAGGAGGTAGAATATGGCAGTAGAATTAGTAACAGGATATGTGGGAAAACCTCATATCACATCACAGCAGGATGCTGTATTAAATGCAGCTACATTAGGAACATCAGGAAAGTACATTCTCGAGGTTGGAAACTCTTTCAGCTATGAGCTAAAAAGTAATACTTTAATCCGTATTAGTGACGGATATGCGATTAATCAGGGAAGATTGATGGGAATGCCTAATCACGAATATCAGGATTTAACTATTCAAACAGGAACAGCTGGAGCTAAAAGAAGTGATTTAGTAGTTCTTCATTACGTTAAAAATTCAATCACAGGGATTGAGTCAGCAGAACTTAAGATTATAACAGGAACAGCTGGGGCTCAATATGTAGACCCAGAATGTGCAGATAATGACCTTCTTAATCAAGATAATCTATTAGACGATATGATATTATATCGAATTAAGTTGAATGGAATTAATGTTGAGTCAGTAGAACGTGTAGCTCCTATGTGGTATCTAGATACAGGAAAAAGAGAAGACATAATTAATGTAGAGAACGTGAAGTATATGAACAGTAGTCCAACTAGTTCCGAAGAAAATTTCTATATGAGGTTAATAGGGAATCAAATTCGATTGGGTGGGAGACGTAGGTGTGAAATCTCTAAAGACTCAGCTAATCCATCAAAGATTAAATTCGATAAAGCATTAGCCCCTTCATATGACTTTAGTTGGACTGAATCTCTGGTATATCAAAGCACTACGAATATCATACATTACACAGTATCAAAAGATGGATATGTTAGCGTATGGGTTCAAGGTAACTATCCAATTTGGATGATAGGCTTGTATAATATTAATCCATGGTTTAATGATTAACATATTTACAAAATTAACATATTGTAGTAATATTTAATTAAAGGAGGTAGATGATATGAAATTAAGCAAAATTACTAAAAGGCAAATTATTGATGTATTAATAAGAACAGGAAAGACATTCGTCGCAGCTGGACTAACAGCTATTGGAGCATTAGGAGATGTTGATTTTAAGACATTAATTATCGCCTTTGGTTCTGCTGGATTAACAGCTGTATGGAACTTAATCATTAAGGCATTCACAGAGGAGGAATAGAAATGGGATATAAGAATTTCAAACAGACAGATGAAAAATGGGCTAAAAATTCCTATTCTGGACATACGATAAGAAGTCAGGGATGTGGACCCACTTCTATAGCAGATGCCGTATATGATTTAGACCCAACTATTACTCCCGCTAAAACAGCTAAATGGATGGAAAATAATGGATGTTCTTGTCACGGTTCAGGCACATATTATAGCGGAATCGTTAAGGCGTTAAAACACTATGGATATTCAGATGCTATCCAGTGCAATTATTCTTCCTTATACGGAAAAAAGAATAGTGCTGTGGTTACAGATTTTTTGAAAAAAATTAAGTCAGGAAAATATGTGGGTATCGCTTGTATGGGTCCTTCTATTTGGACTACATCAGGTCATTATATTTTCGTTAGAAAAGTGACCAAAGATGCCATATACATATATGACCCATATAGCTCAAGAGGTATTTGCGAAAAAACAACCAGAGCAGATTGGGAAAAAGCTGTTAAGTATCTTTTCCTATTTAAGCGTCCAGTTAAGCACGTTAAAACAACAAGAGCTGGTGTGGTGTTAAGAAAAGAACCGAAGCCCCTCAAAAATACTAAGAAGTTAGGTATGATACCAAAAGGAACTGAATTAGCAATCGCCAAAGTCTCCAACAATTACGGACTTATAATGGGTGGTAAGTATTCAGGAAAATGGATAAGACTCAAAAGGGTAAAGGAGATATAATCGTGGTAGAAATCATCGTGGCATTGATTACCTGCGGAGGAACCCTATTAGGTGTCTGGTATCAAAATAAGAGACATAATGAGTCTATTTCTGAATTAATAGAATACAGAGTAGGCGAATTAGAAAAGAAGCAAGATAAACATAACAATATGATTGAAAGAGTCTATGCTTTAGAAGGGGCAGTTAACTTATTAAATGATAGGATTAAATCATCCAATCATCGTATTCAAGATTTAGAGGAGGATAGTAAGAATGGAAGATAATACGTTAGCAATTGAACTCTTACATCAAGTTAAAGCTAATTCTAGGAAATGGTTTATAGCATTTATTATCGTGCTGGTGATGTTTTTCGTCAGCAATATAGCTTGGCTATATGCTTGGAATTTGCCAGCAGAGCGGACTGTCACTACATATGATGCGGACAGTCAAGATAATGGAAATGCTATCATTAATGAAAGCGGAAAGGTTAATGTAAATGGCGAGAGTAACTAAAAGAGTCGAGGTCGTTAAAAGGGCAAGAAGACCGCCCAGACGTCCTGTAAGAAGACGAATTACAAGAAGAAGGAGACGTGCTTAATTATGACAATATCAGATTTCACGAAGCCAGAATTGGATTATTTCAGGGAAAACTGCAATTTCGTTAATTTAGAAATTGAACTATTCGAAAAACGAAGCAAATGAGAAACCCTTGAAAAGATAGCAGAGGATTTGAATATTTCAGTTGATTATGCACGCAAAATCAGTCAGAAAGTTAATAAGAAAATAATTAAAATTTTATAACTATTATTTATAAGCTCAAAAAAAACTATATCAATATTTTTCAGTACATTAATAGTACACTTATCATACATTGTTAAGTGTACTATTTTTATTTAAAATTAAAGTGTAAACAGAAAGGAGAATTGGAATGGATAGAAAGATTATTGAGAAACTTATTCAATATAAAAGCCTACAGGACATTCCAATTCTTCATATCATACGAATATTAGCCGTGTTGGCTATGCTTGAAAGTGAGAAAAACGATGGAGAGAAAAGACCTGTATAAGTTAGAACCAGTAATATTAACTAAAGGTCTACTTATATTTAATGATTATATCAGAAAGGAATTCGGTGATAAAAATGTTAAACGGAAATCCAATGCTAAACCAACCATATCAAATGAACAGTTATATGAATAATCCATATATTAGTCCGTTCAATAATCCCAATATTATAGGAAATCAAAATAACGAACCAATTAGTAATCTTATAAGAGTCACAGGAATTGATGGCGCTAAAGCGTATCAAATGCAACCTAATAGTACAGTAGCATTATTTGACTCTAATGAAGATATAATGTATATCAAATCAACCGATGGAGCAGGCTTCCCAACGATTAGGACATTTGGCTTCGCTTCTATAGAAGAACCAAAGACATCTAATGAGGATTTCATCAGTAGGGAAGAATTCGAACAGTTTAAAAAGGAGGTACTAGATGGCAAGCAGCTTATTTCAGAACCAAAATCTACTAAAACAAGTAAACTCACAAATACTAAATAGAGCTAAATCTATGATGAATAATATGGGTGAGGTTAAGAATATAATGTCAATGCTTCAAGGAAAAGGAATGAATGCTGAACAGATGGTTAGGAATATCTGCAAGCAACAGGGTATTGATGTTAATGAACTAATGAAGATATTAAAATAGAAGAATTTGCAAATTCAAATAAATATTAAATATGAAAGGAGACACGCTATGAACGAAGGTGTATCTTTAGCCGACATTGCAGCTGTCACAGATAAGAATGACGGAATGCTTGGTGGCGGAAATGGCGGAATGTGGATTTTCGCTTTATTAATCCTCTTACTTATAGGTGGAGGTGGTTTCTTCGGAAACAACAGAGGTTTCAATGGCGAACCAGTGACAGAAGCTGGATTATGTAACGCAATGAACTTCAATAATCTTGAGAACGCAGTTGGCAGATTAAATGATAATGCTCAGCATAACTATCAAGGACTACAGAATGGAATCTGTAATTTAGGTTACGAAACGCTGAGAAACTTCAATACAGTTCAGCAGCAGGTTGCCGATTGTTGCTGCACAACACAGAGAGCTATTGATGGTGTGAACTATAATGGTGCAATCAACACAGCTGCTATCAACGCAAACACAACTGCACAGACTCAGAAAGTTCTGGATGCTATTCAGCAAAATAAGATTGAAACATTGCAGGCACAGGTTAATCAGCTCCAGCTTCAGTCAGCTATGTGTGGTGTAATTAGATATCCTAATGCTACCACATACACAGCTGGATTTAGCCCAGCATTCGCAGGATGTGGATGCCAAAATATCTAAATAGGTAGAGCGTATTAGTACGTCATAAGGAGGAGGTACTGAATACAGTATCTTCTCTTTTTTAATATGAAAGGAGAAATAAAAATGATAGAAGCATATTCTAAAAATCAGTCAATTCCTGCAACAACAGGAATAGTTCCATTTACAGGTGTGAGCTTGAAGAAAGGACAAACAGTAGAGTTGAATGGTGTTAATTCCATTCAGCTTAATAAATGTGGGGTATATGAGGTTATCTTTAATGCTACTGCTTTAGCAGGTACCGCTGGTGATGTTACCATTGAAATGACAAAGAATGGAGTAACACAACCACAGGCTACAACAACAATCACAGGAGCCACGACTACTACAGCGGTTAATGTTCCAATATCAACATTGGTACAAGTTAAAGATAACAATTCTTGCTGTTGCTGTGATGCACCAACCATCCTCCAATTCCTTAACACTGGAGTAGCCATCACAGCCGATACTAATGTAGTAGTGACTAAAGTCTGCTAATGAAGGCATTAGAAGAATTAACTGTATTAGATGTTCTTAATGTGTTGAGTTTTTTTATAGGATTAATGAATTTGGACGAAAACTTAACACAAGGTGATAAGCAAGATTTAATGTCAGCTACAGATAAGCAGACGACAATAATCCTTAAAGAAATTCATACACATTTAGAACAGCAAGATAAAAGGCTGGATGAGTTAATTAATAGATTGGAGGTAGTGGAAAATGACCGTAAGTGAAATTTTTTCCAAAATAATATCACATCAAATTAAGGGCTTAATGGTTCACGAACAGCTGGCTAATTTTTATGATTTTTTAAATTTGCACGGATATAAGAGATGCCACGAATATCACTATATCGAGGAGTCCGCTTGTATGCGTACAGTTCAAAGATATTATATTAATCATTATAATAAGTTAGCTAAAAAGGAAAGCATTGAAGAGCCTAAAATTATCCCCGAAAGTTGGTATAACTATAGTCGCTGGGATGTGGACAGCGGCACACGACAGAATGCTCTTAAGACAGGAATATCAACGTGGATTGAATGGGAAAAAGAAACTAAAACATTATATGAGGCAATGTATAAGGAACTCTGCACATTAGACGAGATAGCAGCAGCTTGTAAGGTTAAAGAATTAATCTGTGATGTAGATTGTGAGCTTAAATATGCAGAACGTGAAGGATTAAAGCTCAAGTCTATAGATTACGATTTGAATTCTGTATATCTATGTCAGGATGAATTGCACGAAAAATATAAGAATAAAACTGAAAAAATTGGAGTGAGCATATGCTAGATATTAATGAGATAGAAGAAGCCATTAAGGAATTAGAGCAAGGAGAAGCCACTTATGCTTCTTGTAGCAAGTTAGCAAGTCTATATATAGTCAGGGATAAGTTGACAGATAAAGTTGATTTGGTTCCTGAAAGTGATATAGATGAACAGATTGAGGATATACAAGGCTTATTCGTTAAATATATGAAAGAACGGAATACTGCTAATCTTAATCTTATGCTTGACGCTACTTATAAGATGATAAGTGAACTATACCACACCTGTTCTGACCCTAACGAGCGACTACTATTCAAGAAATTTATTCAAAATGTATATAGCATCACTTCAACGACAGTGATAGGATAAAGGGAATTTTTACATTCCCTTTATTTTTTTTTGAAAAAAAAACACTTGCAATTTTTAATTATATGTATTACAATATAATTAAAAATTGATAAAGAAAAGAGAGGTACAAAATATGAAATCATTATTAATATTAGGAAGAATAATTTATACAAAACATCAGGCTATGCAGCTTATATCTGACTTATCAGAACACGCTGATAATTCTATGGAACACTGTATGGCAATCCACGAAGTTGAAGAAAGACTGGTTAAAGCAGGATTTCTTGATTGGGTAGAATGCGAAAAAGCAGAAGTAATGTGGGCATAGAAAGGAGTGATTAATAATGGTTAATATAAGAATTGGTGAGCCTAATAAGTTAAAGAATAATATATTAGTTAAAAAGAGTGCTTTTTTATCTTTCCCATATAATGGAACGATGATTAATTTCATCAAAAATATGGGATTAAGATATTATATTCCAGAAGATAGAACGTGGGAAATACCTGTTAATAACATCATAGCTTTTTGTAATAAATTTGAAAACGAAGAAATCGTAATCACTGGAACATATGAAGATTTAACTACGAAGCAGTTCGATGTTGATATTCCTAAAGATTATATTTTTAAGACAAAACCTTTCGAACATCAGGTTGACGGAGTTAGATTTGGATTAAATAAGAAAAAATTCCTTCTATGTGACGACCAAGGATTAGGAAAGACAAAGCAGATTATAGATTTTGTTGGATGTCTTGAAAAGATGGACGACATTAAAAAAGTCTTGATTGTTTGTGGTGTTAATTCGTTAAAATATAACTGGCAGTCAGAAATCGAAACTCATTCAGATGAAAAGGGCTGGGTTCTTGGTACACGTTTTAGAAAAACTACAGGAAAGTCTTATGAGGGTTCAACTAAAGATAAATTAGCAGATTTGGAAAATCTTCCAGATTGCAGATATTTAATAACTAACATAGAGACATTAAGAGCAGGAGCAGAAAAAATATCAAAGACTAAATATCATTTCCCTGTCGCAGAAAAATTACAAGAATTATGCAAGAAAGGTATTATATCGGTTATCGCATTTGATGAATGCCACAAGTCAAAAGAACCTACATCACTACAGAGCAGAGCTATGATTAATGTACAAGCTAAATATATGGTAGCGATGAGTGGTACGCCGTTAATGAATAAGCCTTTAGACTTATATTTTCCACTTCATTGGTTAGGCTATGAAGCACACAGTTTTTATCAATTTAAGATGCACTATTGCAATCTAGGAGGCTGGGGTGGTTCCGAAATCGTTGGTTATAAAAACCTTGACGAAATAAGAGCTTTAATGGATGAAGTAATGCTCAGAAGATTAAAGACTGAGGTTTTAGACTTGCCTGAAAAAATCAGAAAGATAGAATATGTTGATATGACACCTAAACAGAAGCAGATTTACAATGAAATCTATGCAGGTGTTAGAAGTGAATTACAGCAGATTAAATTCTCAAATAATCCACTTTCTATGATGATTAGATTAAGACAGGCTACAGGTTGGACAGGCATTGTGTCACAAAAAGTAACAGAGTCAGCTAAAATGGATAGAATGATACAGTTAGTTGAAGAAATCACATCTTCAGGACAAAAAGCAATAATTTTCTCTAACTGGGAGTCTATGACGTTAGTAGCGAAAGAAAAATTGAAATCTTATAATCCAGCTTATATCACAGGAGCCACAAAAACATCTGACAGAATGAATGAGGTTACTAGATTTCAGATGGATGCTAATTGCAAGGTTATAATCGGAACGATAGGAGCTATGGGTACAGGTTTAACTCTTACAGCTGCACAGAATGTTATATTCCTTGATAGTCCGTGGAATATGGCATTGAAAGCACAGGCAGAAGATAGAGCCCACAGAATAGGAACACAGGGAACAGTTAATGTGATTACTCTTGTGTGCAAGAATACGATTGATGAACGTATAGAAGAATTAGTGGAAAAGAAAGGTCATATGGCAGACGCATTAGTTGACGGAAAAATATCAGTTGAAGACATTAATTTCCTCTTATCCTAGAAAATTTATAAAAAATTATAAAAAACACTTGCAATTCTGAAATGTATGTGTTACAATATAATTGAAGTTAAGAAATAAAGAAAAGAGGTAATAAATATGAGTAATTACAGTGAATATCTTAAAGGATTAAAAGCAAAACATATCGAAAAATTTTTTGGAGAAGTTAAACAGAAATCTAACAAATACTTCACATTTAACCACTATGTAGATGATGACAATGTAATAATCGTAACTAATAACATTAAATACATCAAGGGAAATCCAGTGCTGGTGGTTGATAATAACAAAGTAGTATATTTAAAAGATTGGTTAGTAGAACCAGTTAGAAATTACAGCAACGGCATATATGCATATGCAGCTAAAGTGAATAGAAACTTCTTTAAGGTTTACACTTTCAAAAAAGACTTTGAAGATATGGCATTTGAAAAAGAAACTACATTTGATGATTTAGTTGAAATTGCTAAAGAACAGGATGAAAAGAATATGTCTATAGCATTAGGACATTAGATAACTCAATATTAGAAAGGAGGTGATATAAGTGCAGGAACGTTTTTCAACAGCAAGAACCGCCCAGATATTAGATATATCAACCAAGACATTGAAGACTTGGTATAGATGGTGGGAGGATGAGTCTTTTACTAAACCTGAAGGATTAAAATTGCCAGAATACACCACAGATAATCGTGGTACTAAATTCTTCACAATGCAGGCAGTTCAGGAATTAGCACAGTTTAAAAAAGACTTGCAGACTAAATATCGTGGATGTATGGCTACCTTTAATGCCATATATAACTGGGGTCAAAGAGGCTCCAGAATATTAGAGAAAAAAGCAAAGAAAAGAAAGGAGGAAAAAGTAGATGAGTAGAAGAGGTGGAAATAGTGCTTCAATATTGGAACATATGATTGATACCTATAAGGAAAGTAAGGATAAGGAAAATGCCTTAAAGAAATCAAATACTATTCTAAATGACACAATTAAAACATATATGGCAGACCACGACCTTACTAAAGCCAACACAGAAAAATATACAGCTACAGTATCAGTCACCAATAAGGAATCGCTCAATGAGGATTTAGCCATCGAAATCATCAAATCTAAATTAGATGGACCTTTACTTACATCCGTAATCAAGCAGAAAGAGTATATTGATGAAGATGCACTGGAGAAGTTAATCTATAATGGAGATTTTGATGCTAAAGATTTAGTTAAGGCTAAAATAGTTAAATCCATAACTACATTAAGAATATCAAAAAGAAAGGATGTGTAGAATATGAACTGTCCAAAATGTGGTTCAGATGATGTGAAAATCAGTCTAACTGCCAATAAAGGCAAAACGAAAACTCATAAGAATAACATATTCTATCTATTAATTAGATGGACGTTAGTCTTATGTACTTGTGGATTATGGCTAGTAGTGCCGAAAAGAAAATCCACATCAAAAACTAAATATATCAAGAATAAGACCGCTATATGTCAGCAATGCGGATATAGCTGGGACGTTAAATAAGGAGGACTAGAAATGTCAAGTGCAGAAAAACATAGAAAAAGAAGTCATAGAAATCATCATAAGACTGTATCTTATGTAGGCTTTGAAAGAAATGCAGCCTTGAAAGCTGATGATAAACATAAGAAGACATTAGCTCAGAGATTGTTTAATTTTATTAAATTTAAAGGAGGAAAATAGAAATGAAGAAATGTAAATGGGCAGGCGATGTTAATGATGAATATTGCAAGAATTGCGATGGAATTGAAATGGAAGTAGACGGAAATGTAGCGAGCTGCAAGGATTGTGCAGGCTATGAACCCGGAACAGAAGATGTTGAAGTGGATGATAGTCCAGATATGAACTCAACAGAAGCAGATAAGGAAGTTGTTGAAAAAGAGCCAATGAACCCACCAGCAGAAGAGGTACCCGCAAGACCTACAGCAGAAACTAAAAAACCAAGTCAAAATAAGAAGAAAGATGAAAAGGTTAGTAAATCTACGTCTAAAACAGAAAACGTTGAAAATAAGCCAAAATCAAGCTCAAAGAAAGTAGCTGAAACGAAAAAGGCGGAAGAGAAAACAGAAACATCAAATGGTGAAATTAAAGTAGTCGCTATTAGATATATGAGCGGTGCCACTATTGTTAGAGGCGATAATTATTTTAAATTCACAGCAGAAGAAGAATGGGATGTATCACAGATTAGTGATGTAGATGAAGCCAGAGAAAAACTGTGGGCTAAATTAAATTCTGAAATAGATGCACAGATTGAAGAATTAAGTAATCTTTAAACTTGTATTTTATTAGACTATGTGTTACACTATTGTTGTGGGAGAGAAAAAAGATACTAACTAAAAGTAAAAATTAAATAGATGACTTATATCCTTGATATATGTTAGGTATGTTCTAATTGATGACTTTTAGTTATTCTTTTTCTCGCTCCCACAACAACGAATGAGAAGGAACATACCTAACATATATCAAGGATTTTTTAATTTTAAGGAGGAAATACATATGGCAATATTCAGAACATTTAAGAATGAAAATTATACTGTAATGAGCAATTATCATTTGAAAGAAAAAAATATGAGTTTAAAAGCTAAAGGACTTTTATCTATGATGTTATCATTACCAGATGATTGGGATTATTCACTTGCAGGTCTTGTGGCGATATGTAAAGAGAACGAAACAGCTGTTAAATCTGCCCTCAAGGAATTAAAAGATTTTGGTTATATTCGAATTGATAAATTGATGCCGAACGAAACTGAATCAGGACGTATTGAATATGTCTATAATGTGTTCGAACAACCACAGAATATAAGCAAACAAGACTATAAAAAACAAGCACTAGAAAATCAACCTATAGAGAATCAACCTATAGAGAATCAAGTACAATTAAATACTAATAAACAAAATACTAAAGAATTAAATACTAAAAAAATAAAAAATAAAAAAAATTCTAAAAAAGATGCCAAACTTGACTATATAGCGAAAAAATGTCTTGAATATGATTTAGAGGAAAATGTTATAGAACTGATTGTGAAATTCTTTAGTGAATTGATAGACGATAATAGGTTAGTCACTAATGAAAAGATAGAAGCCACATTGAGTATTTTAGCCAAAGTAGATACAGAAACGCAAATCAAAGCCATACAGCTTTCTTTAGCCAAAGGATATGTAAATATTAACCCAAATTGGTTAAAGTTTGAAAATAGGGCAAAATCAAGCCCACAGGGCTATCGTGTAAGCTCGAATTATGAAGTTGAAGATGACCTAGACGATGGTGGATATACATTTTAGGAGGAAACAAACATATGGAAATATTAACTTATACGCTTATACCATTACTCATAGTATTTATAGGCTTATGCTTACTTGATATAATTATAACGATTGCATTAGGCAGAAACGCACGTAAGATTGATGAGAAAAGGTGGAAACAGTTTCAGGAAGATATGAAAAAGCATATAGAGGAGGGAAAGAAATGAATAGATTATATACAGATTATTTGAAGTCCATAGTATTAGCCAGAATACTTCCAGGACGTGAGAGAGCCATTAACTGTAGCGATTTAGCTTTTAACTGTGGTATCAAGACTAGAGAAGTTAGACAAGTAGTTCAGAATTTAAGGGATGACGGTTATCCTATATGTTCAACTACATCCGCTGGATATTGGTTAGCCACATCTCCAGTTGAATTGGATAGAACCATTAAGGCATTAAGATGTCAGGCAGACACACTTGAGGGAACTATTGATGCATTAGTTGAGTGCAAGAAAAAATTAATGGAAGGTCGTTCAGAAGATGAAGATTGATAAATGTTGGTACAAGCCTAGATGCCAAAATGTATGTTCTGAAGCGTGTGTTCGATACAATTTGATGTATACGTTATTTAAGCTATCAAGAACACCCGAAGCCTTATGGGATTACAAGTATTTAGCTTGTGGAAAGACAGATTTAGCTTGCTTTAAAGAATTAAATGATATAGCTGAAGATATGTTAGCCTTCGTATCAAATGGAAAAAATTTATATTTATTTTCCCATAATTGCGGAAATGGAAAGACTAGCTGGGCTATTAGGTTAATGTATAGATATTTCGATGACATATGGCACGAAAGCTGTCTAGAGTGTAGGGCTCTATACATCAATGTTCCAGAATTCTTATATACCTGTAAGCGTTCAATATCGCAGGCTGTTAAAGGTTTCGAGGAATTATGTAATCTTATAGCATCTGTTGACCTAGTGATATGGGATGACATTGGCGATAATATAGCTACAGAATATGAGCATCAAATATTGCTACAGTACATAGACGGAAGAATTAATGCAGGAAAAAGTAATATATACACAAGCAATCGAAATTTTGATGAATTAAAAGATATGCTGGGTGAACGATTAGCAAGCAGGATATATAATGCATCGAAAGTATTGGAATTTAAGGAGAAAGATAAAAGGTGTGCTAAATGGTAGAATTACAGATTATTAACAGAATATTGGAGCGAAAAAATTTAGGTATTCTAACAGAGAATAATATCACATCAGAATATTTTAATCAGTATTCAGAAGAATACGAATACATATTAGAACATCTTAATAAGTATGGGAATATACCTGATAAGGAGACATTTTTAGCCACATTTCCAGAATTTGATGTGTTACAGGTTAATGAGTCGGATGAATATCTTATTAAGACATTTAGGGAAGAACATCTATATTCGAAGTCGGTTCCCATCGTCACTAAGTTAGCTGAACTCTTACAGACAGATTCATATGCAGCAGTTGACTATCTTAAATCCCATATTGATGAATTGAACGTTAATTTTGACTCGATAGGAGTTAATATCATCAAGGATAGCATTAGCCGACTTGAAGAGTGGAAAGAGGCTAAAGAACATAAGGATGCTAAATTCATACCTTCAGGGTTCAAAGAAATTGATGACGATTTAGGGGGCTGGCATAGGGGAGAAGAATTAGTGGTTCTATTCGCAAGAACAGGTCAAGGAAAATCCTGGATATTAATTAAAATGTTGGAACACGCCTGGAAAATGAATATGCGAGTAGCATTAGTGGAACCAGAAATGAGCCCTAACAAGACTGGTTATAGATTTGACACAGTGCATCAGCATATAAGTTCTACAGCCTTATATCGTGGCGATGATGTGCAGGGATATGATAAGTATATCAATAGATTAACTCAATCAGATGTTCCATTCTATGTTAGTACCTTAAAAGATTTTGACAACAAGGTCACAGTTTCGAAGCTGAAATCGTGGTGCGAAAATAATAAGATTGATATATTAGCCGTGGATGGTATTAGTTACCTAAAAGATGAAAGAATGCAGCGTGGGGATAATAAGACTACTCAATTAACTAATATTAGTGAAGACTTGATGCAATTAAGCATTGATTTAGGTATTCCAGTAATCGTGGTAGTTCAATCTAATAGAGCAGGTACACAGAATGAAGATTTAGAGTTAGAGAATATTAGGGATAGTGATGGGATAGCTTATAATGCATCTATAGTTCTTTCCATTCAACAGAAAGAAGTAGGCTTGCAGATACAGAATGTTAAGTCTAGGAATGCAAGAGTAGGACTTAAATGGGTGTATCTATGGGACACTGATAAGGGAACTTTCGAATATATTCCACAACCTGAAAAGGGTGAGCAAGATGAAGAAAAAGCTCAAGAATTAAGGAGACGCTATGACGATGTTGAGATTAGTGGGGAGGAATATTAATGTTACGATTAGATGATATAATATTGCAGACGGATACACAGACTATTCTCAACGTGCTAAAGTCAGAATTAGCTATTCGTGGGATAGATAGATTTCACATCTTTAGACCTAATGGGTCTAATATTCAGACGAACTGCCCATTCCATAAGCAAGGACAGGAAAGAAAGCCTTCCTTCGGTGTGAATGATGAAAAAGATAAATGTCACTGCTTTGCTTGCGGGTGGAGTGGTTCTATAGAAGATATGGTATCTGAACTATTCGGTTACAACGATGCAGGAAAGTTTGGAAAAAATTGGCTTGTTAAGAGATTCAACTCAGTTGAGATTGAAACAAGACCTAATATATTGGAGGGGTTTAATGGAAGAGATATTAAGAATGACCTTTTGGGTTACAGGTGTTCTTCTAATATATGTGATAAAATATATAATAATCAAGATAATTTTATTGATGATGAAGAATTAGATAAATATAGGTATATTCATCCTTATATGTATGAGAGAGGATTGACTGATGAAATCATAGAAAAATTCGATATAGGCTACGATGGTGAACGATATGAACTCACCTTCCCAGTTCGGGATATTAGGGGGAATTGTGTATTTATTGCTGGAAGAAGTGTCAAAAGCAAGTTCTTCCGACTCCCCAAGGAATTAGATAAACCTGTATATCAAGCGTATAGATTTACGAGTGGAAAATATAAGGAGGCTTATATCACAGAGTCATTTCTTAATTGTTTAACGTGTTGGAAATATGGAAAGCCTGCTATGGCGTTAATCGGAACAGGAAATGAAAAGCAATATAAGATATTGGAAAAGTTACCAGTGCGAACATACATTTTAGCACTTGACCCAGATGAAGCAGGAAGAAAAGCTACAGAAAGGTTCAAGAAGAATGTACACGGAAAAATAATTAAAGAGTTGGAATATACAGACGCACGTGATATTAATGACTTGCAAGAAGAATTTTTAAATTGTAAAAAACTTTTATAGAAAACACTTGCAAAATTAAAATGTATGTGTTACAATATAATTGAAGTTAAGAAATAAAGAAAAGAGGTACAAGATATGTATATGAGTAAAGACGAAGCATTAGCTAATTATAAGAAGGCAAAAAAGAATTACTTAAACGATAGAACATATGAAAGCTGGATTACATTTTGCAACGCAAAAACAGCTTGTATGAGATTAGGTGTAAGAATTTAATAATCAAAGTGAAGCGATAACACTTTAAAAACACTAATTAAGCTCTATAGCCAAAAGGTAAGGCACAGGACTTTGACTTCTGTATTTATCGGTTCGAATCCGATTAGGGCTGTTGAGCCTATATTAATAGGCTCGTGTCGTTCTTTCTTTCATAAAGTTATCATTTGGTAAGGGTTCTAAAGTAGTATAAAGGTATTACGAATGTAGAATGTATAGTGCAAGCATTAGATAAGGGTTCGAATCCCTTCTTTAGAATTAAATCGTGGCAGACAAAACGAAAAGGACCTGGATATGTTAAATGCGTTCATTGCGATAGGGTGAGAATAAAGCTGGGAATATCACCCAAAAGATAAAAAAGACCCAAACGAAGAAAGGAGAAAAATATGGGAAGAATTAATGTAGGAGATGTGGATAAATATTCACAAGGTGATTTAAGCGAATGGCTTAAGTTGCAGAACGATGGTGACGTGGCTAGGGTGCAGTTCTTATATAGGAACTATAATGAATTAGATGCGTTCGTATGCCATAAGATTAAGATTGGAGATACAGAAAGATATGTCGATTGTAAAAGAACATATGATGACCCAATAGACGCTTGTCCATTCTGTGAAGCAGGAATAGCTATTAAACCAGTGATGATACTAGCTATGTACGACCACGGAGACGGAAAGGTTAAAATCTGGGAAAGAGGAAAAACCTTCATCAAAAAAATTGAAGCATTATTCAATAGATACCCTGATTTATCAAATATGGTATTTGAGATTGAAAGAAGAGGAGCAAAAGGCGATAAGAAAACTCAGTATGAGATATTCCCTATGCCTGATGTAGAACCAGTTGATTTAAGTGATATTGAGAAGCCAGAGTTTTTAGGTTCATTCATCCTTGATAAGACACCAGATGAAATGATGGCATATCTTAATACAGGGGAATTTCCTGATGATAATTCACAGGATAATTCAGCTAATAGCAGGAGAAATAACGAGCCTATCAGACGCAGGGATAGCGGTTCAAGAAGAAGCAGTAGAAGAGTATCTTATTAGGAGGAAAAAATATGATAAAATGTGAATTAAACAAAGTAGAAATTGAAGGAACTAAATGTATCTTATTAAGTGAATTGAGTACAATCGTCCATACATTATTTACAGCTGAAGAATTTGATGAAGAAGAAGTCAAAGAAGCAGTAGAAGAAGGAATGTGTTCAGAAGAAGAACTTAAAAAAATGGGTGAAGAGTTAGCACAGAAATTAAAAAAAGATGAAAAACTTCGTGGCTTTAAAGAGTTTCTTGATACGATTTTCAATGAAAATACACCAGCAGAAACAGCACCAAAAGACGGAAAGGATGAAGAAGCCTAAATGGCTTTATCCTTTGCAAGAAAAACAGTATCTGATAAGAATATAATCAGTAAGTCTAAAAGTGCGAAAATAAGAACATCTGTAAGAAGTGGAACTAATTTAGCTACTCAAATTCAATCAATGATTGCTATTGCAGAAACTAAATTAGCTCACCATAAAGATGATTATATTCTTATCCGAACTGTTGAAGAATTAGAAGAATATAGACAAGCTATAGCAGATGCCGAAGAATGTGCTATAGACACAGAAACGACAGGATTAAATCCTTTATTGGTTGATTTAGTTGGTGTATGTTTATATGTTCAAGGAAAAAAGGCAGCTTATATTCCTGTAGGTCATAAGTCACATATCACAGGGCAGAGAGTTCAGAACCAGTTAGAGTTAAAAGATTTAGTTGAGTTTTTTAATTCATTAAATGGTATTAATTGGATTTTCCACAACGCAAAATATGATATAAGAGTATTAAGACATACATTAGGAATATATCTTAATCCTTATTGGGACACGATGCTGGCAGCTTGCTGTATTGATGAAAATGAAAGTCATAAATTGAAAGATTTACATCTGAAATACTGTGATAGCACAGACACTGAATCTCTCACATTTGATAAATTATTCGGAGGAATTACATTTGATTTAGTTCCGATAAAAGTTGCTTACCTCTATGCAGCAGGTGACGCTATTAAGACATACGAACTATATCAGTACCAGAAAGGCTTATTGAATAGAAGAGTTTTATCTGGTCCTTATAATGTATTCCATAACATTGAAATGCCATTAATTACAGTCGTGTCAGATATGGAAGACAGGGGAGTATGTCTAGACCCTGAGATATGTACATACCTGCACGAAAAATATCATAAGATTAAGGAAGAGCGACAGAAGCAGGCAGATGATGCAATAGCAATGTATAAGGAACAGATTGACAACTATAAGATGAAAAATCCTAACCATAAGTTATCAAACCCTATTTCATTAACTAGTCCTACACAGCTGGCAATTCTATTCTATGATATATTAGGCTTAACAAGCCCAGAAAAGAAATCACCACGAGGAACAGGTGAAGAAATATTGAAACATTTCGCTAAGGGTAAAGAAAAGAACTTATGTGACGCCATTCTAGGAATAAGGAATGTAGACAAGCTCTTGAATACTTATATAGATAAGATGCCACAGATTGCTCTTGATGATGGAAGAGTACACGCAAGCTATAATCAATATGGAGCAAAGACAGGAAGATTTAGCTCCAGTGACCCTAATTTACAAAATATTCCATCACATAATAAGGAAATCAGAAAGATGTTCAAGGCTCAATACGGATATGTATTAATTGGAGCAGATTATAGTCAGCAGGAACCAATGGTTACAGCTCACTTATCAGACGATAAGAAGATGCAGGATGCATTCATCCACGGAAAAGATATATACGCTACGATTGCAGGATTGGCTTTCCATAAACCTTATGAGGAATGCCTTGAATTTAGAAAAGACGGAACAGTTAACCCAGCAGGAAAAGAGCGAAGAACACAGGCGAAAAGTATAGTATTAGGTATTCTATATGGAAGACAGATACCTTCTATCGCCGAGCAACTAGGAGTATCAACTAAAGAGGCTCAACAGATATATGATGCAGTTCTGAGTGCTTTTCCAGAATTAGCACAGTTCATTGACGAGTCACAGAAAATGGCTAAAGAAGTGGGCTATGTAACTACAGCGTGGGGAAGACGTAGACACCTCAAGGATATGCAATTAGACCAGTATGAGTTCAGCTATAGTGGTAATGTGACTAACTTTGACCCATTAGCTTTCGGTAAGAGTGTTTCCGTTGAAGTTCCTGAAAGCGTTAAAAAAAGCTATATTAAACAGCTGGAAAGAGCATATGGTTGGCAAAAGAAAAATCAAATAATACAGCAGGCTTTATCTCAAGGAATCAAGATAAAAGATAATGGCGGATATATAGCACAGGCTGAAAGACAATGTGTTAATGCTAGAGTACAAGGTTCTGCAGCGGATATGGCGAAGCTGGCAATGATAGCAATTAATAATGACGAAAAGATGAAAGAACTTGATTTTCACTTATTAATACAGGTACACGACGAAGTTATTGGAGAATGTCCAGAAGAGAATATGAAAGAAGCGAGTGAAAGACTTTCATATTTAATGAGAACAGCACCATCACACTTAATTAAACTGCCATTTAGATGCGATTGCGAAATTACCCGAAATTGGTACGGCGAAAGCATAGAAATCTAATATTATTTTTTAATTTTTTTTTATAAAAAACACTTGCAATTCTGAAATGTATGTGTTACAATATAATTGAAGTTAAGAAATAAAGAAAAGAGGTACTAAATATGAAAGGAGGTACTAAATATGAAAGAATTAAGTAGAGAGGATAGGTTATGGACACTAAAGGGTGATATGCTTATCGTTGAATGTGATAAGTTGGGAGTTAAAGTTAATTGTAATAAAACAAGAACTCAACTTAAGGAATCAAAAGCTAAAGTTATTGATAGAATTTTATCTTTTGAGAAATCTAAAAATATTGATATGACTACTGAATTACCAAAAAAGTTAAAAGTTAGCACATCTAAATCTGATTTGATAGAGTTGTTTAAAACTTTCGGATATGATTTAACACGAACCAATCGTAAAAATGCAGAAACATATACATTCAAATATAATAAGTTAACTATTGAATTATGCAGAAATAAAAAAGGAATAACATTATATTGTAGAAAAGATATATTTAATAATAGCATTTCTGTGGGCAATAAATTTAAAATTACTGAAGTGGATGTTAATAATTTAACTTACTATTTTAAGGAGGTATAATTTTATGTCATTGCTAAAGGTAAATAAAAAAGATTATATGAACGGTGATGTGAAATATTCAAGAACTACACATATACCGCAGTATCAAATAAAGGGTAAAAAACCTTTTATACAGGAGCTTTATAACAACAGCACAGTTGTTAAACTATTAGATGATATTAAAAAATCTAATGTTTCAGAAGATGAGAAGAAATTTTTAACAGCTGCAGCATATCGTCATTATGTTTTTAATTACGAAAAAATAGCTGAATATTATCCACACGCTACTAAGGAAATGCAAGAGCTTATGGAAGCATCCGCACTGGTTATAATTGATATTAATGATGCTATTATGAACGGCTATGTACAGGCAAGTAAAAAAAATAGATAGTATCATTGAGACTAATGCGAGAGGTAAGAAAGATGAAAAAATATAGATTTATAACTTTTATACTTTGTTATAATCGTCCTAATATGATTAAGACTTTACATACTTTAGAACGATGTAATTATACAGGTGATTATAGACTTATTTTAGGAAGTGATGACCCACAGTTGGATGAATATCTAAAAATCTATAGCAAAGATAATATATATGTATTTAACAAGGAAGATTATAAGTGGATAGATAAACAAGATACTTTTGGACGAATGAATTGTGTGGTTTATGCAAGAAATGCAGTATTTGACATAGCTAAAGAACTTGGCTACAAATATTTTGTTGTTCTGGACGATGATTACACAGAAATTAGATATAGATTTGAAAATAATGGAAGTCTATCTAGCAGGTATTGTAAAGATGCAGAAGAGCTATTCAATGTAATGTTTGACTTGCTTGAATCTTCAGAAAAAATAACGTGTGTAGCGTTAGCACAGACTGGTTATTACATAGGTGGATTAGATAGTGCTTTACTCAAAGGTTCAACAGTACGTAAAATAATGAATAGTTGGTTCTGTTCTACAGATAAAAGATTTCTATTTACGGGAACTATTAATGAAGACACTACTGCATATACTACTCTTGGGAGTCGTGGAAAAGTCTTCTTGACCGTACAGAAAGCATCTATTAATCAGGCTGATACACAACAATTAAAAGGAGGATTAACTGATGTATATTTAGACTTAGGCACATATATTAAAAGTTACTATTCAGTTATGAGTTGTCCATCCGCAGTTAAAATATCCATAATGGGTGATAAACATTATAGAATGCATCATTTGGTTAAGTGGAATAATTGTGTTCCAAAAATAATAAGTGGAAAATATAAGAAAGTTTGAGGTACTACTGTATGAAGTTTTTAACATCATCATCTGAGATTTTCGAAAAAACTAGACAAAATAATTTTAAGGAATTACTACTTTTAGCTTCCAGCATTAAAAAGGATTTGGATATAGGTGTGCTGTATGAAGATTATATTAATGGTAATAAAGCATTGGATAAATTACAGGATATATGGTATGATAATAATTATGATTTCAGTGTATATGATAGTGATTATTATTTAGCCGAGGCCTTTAGGTGTTGGAAAGATTATAGCTGTCGATATTTAAAGTTATTTAGAAAATTTGTACAAAATAATTCAGATATGTTCAATAGTATATCAAGTGTAGTGGATATAGGCTGTGGTATAGCATATAGCACTGTGGCCATTAAATGTATTTTTCCTAATGCTGAGGTGTTTGGCACTAATTTACCAAATACATTACAATCTAAATTAGGCAAAATTGTGACATCATCTACCGGATGTATATTAGTTGATGATAATTTGAAAGCAAATGACGGAAAGCATATTGATATATTATTTGCATCCGAGTTTTTTGAACACATACCTACTCCGATTGATATGCTAATTGCACTAATTAATACATATACTCCAAACTATATTGTTTTTGCGAACACTTTTACCCAAAAAGCTATTGGACATTTTAATGAATATTTTTACGGTGATGCAAAATTGTACGGAACTGAGGTAAGTCGTTTATTTAGCAAAACGTTAAAATACTATGGCTATGGCAAGGTTAATACGCACTTTTATAATAATCGTCCAAATATTTATAAATTAAATTTAATGGTCCAAAACCATTTATTAAATTTTTAATAGCAGTTGACATTTATATTTATATGTGTTACAATATAAAAGAAATAAACAGAAAGGAGAAAGATATTGAATTATGAAGATTTTTTAAAAACTAAAATAGAACAGTTTAAACCCTGCGGATTTGACTGTGAACCATCAAACGAAAATCTATTTGATTTTCAAAGGGCTATTGTAACTATAGCACTTAAAAGAGGAAAGTCAGCATTATTTCTTGATACAGGACTTGGAAAAACTATATGTCAGCTATCTTGGGCAGAAGAAGTGTATATGCATACTAAAAAAAATATACTTATTCTGGCGCCACTTGCAGTATCAGTTCAAACCAAAAGAGAAGGAGAAAAGTTTGGTATTGATGTGAACATATGCAGAACACAGGAAGATATAAAAGATGGCATTAATATAACTAATTATGAAATGTTAGACCACTTTGATGCGGATGAGTTTGGTGGTATTGTACTTGATGAAAGTTCAATACTTAAATCTTTTACGGGCAAGACTACTAAAGCATTGATTGATAAATTCAGGAATACTGAATATAAATTAGCTTGTTCTGCTACACCTGCACCCAATGATTATGAAGAGTTAGGAAATCATTCAGAGTTTTTGGGAGTAATGACAAGAACAGAAATGCTTGCTACTTATTTTGTACACGATGGCGGAAATACAAGTAAATGGAGATTAAAAGGACACGCAGAAGAACAGTTCTGGCATTGGGTATCAAGCTGGGCAAGTGTTATGAAAACACCAGAAGATATTGGTTATAATGGAGATAAATATAAACTTCCCCCACTTAATGTACAAGTTATTAAAGTTAAAGGTGAAACGAAACGAGGAAAGTTAATACCTAGTGTAGTTACAGATTTGCAAGATAGACGAGAAGCAAGAAAAGAAAGTCTTGATAAAAGAGTAGCAAAGTGTGCTGAAATTATAGAAGATAATAAAATGGAGAATTGTCTTATCTGGTGTGATTTCAATGATGAAGGAAATGCACTTGAAAAAGCAATTCCAAACGCTGTACAGGTTGCAGGTTCAGATACAAACGAGCATAAAGAAAAGTCATTATTAGGATTTTCAACAGGCGATATAAAGTTTCTTGTAAGTAAGCCAAAAATTGCTGGATTTGGTATGAATTGGCAGAATTGTAATAATATTATTTTCTGTGGCATATCAGATAGCTATGAGAAATATTATCAAGCTATAAGAAGATGCTACAGATTCGGACAGATAAAAGAAGTAAATGTGTACATTGTCATAAGTACAAGAGAATTACCAGTTTATACCAATATTCTTGAAAAGGGAAGACTTGCTGATGAAATGAATAAAAAAATGATAGAAATTGCATCCAAGTATCTGGAAGACGAAATAAAGAACACAACAAGAATGACAGATGAATATGATGCAGAATTAATAATGAAGTTGCCAAAATGGGAGGAATTAAGATGATAGGACAGAGTACAGTTAAAGTGGAAAATCAGTTAATCACAGATAAATATGCTTTATATAATGGTGATAGCTGTGAGATTATGAAAGGAATACCGGATAATAGTATTCACTTTTCTATATTCTCTCCACCTTTCGCAAGTCTTTATACATATTCAAATAGTGATAGAGATTTAGGTAATTGTAGGACAACAACAGAATTTTATAAACATTTTAAATTCATAGTTTCTGAATTATATCGAATTACAATGCCAGGAAGATTAGTAAGTTTTCACTGTATGAACTTACCGACAAGTAAAGAAAGAGACGGATTTATTGGCATAGAAGATTTTAGAGGTTTATTGATTAAGCTATTTCAGGGCAGTGGATTTATTTATCATTCAGAAGTTTGTATTTGGAAAGACCCAGTAATTGCAATGCAACGAACGAAAGCACTCGGATTATTGCATAAGCAGTTGAAAAAAGATAGTTGTATGAGCAGACAAGGTATTCCAGATTATTTAGTGACAATGAGAAAGCCTGGAGACAATCCAGAGAGATGTGAACATACTAATGAGTCCTTTCCGGTCAGTAAATGGCAGAATTATGCAAGCCCTATATGGATGGACATAAATCCAAGTGACACATTGCAGGCAAGAAGCGCCAGAGAACAGAAAGACGAAAAACATATATGCCCTTTACAGTTACCAGTTATAGAAAGAGCTATTGAATTATGGACTAATCCGAATGATATAGTTTTCACACCTTTTATGGGAATTGGTTCTGAATGTTATAAGGCAATAGAAATGGGTAGACGTGCAATGGGAATTGAACTTAAGAAGAGTTATTATGAGCAGTCTTGTAAGAATGTAGCAAGTGTGCCATTTAACAGCTTATATAAAAAAGGATTATTTTAAGGAGGAAACAAAATGAAAGTAGCAACTCAAAGATTTAAGGAAGCAGTAAACAAAGCAATCAAAGGAGCATCCTTTAATAATTTAATTCCTATAACAGGAATGGTTGGGATTAAATTGAAAGATGGGAAATTAAGATTACTAACCACAGATATGACTAACACACTGGCAGTCATACTAGATAAGGTGACAGGCGATGAAATGGACATCACTATTGATGCTGATAAATTTGGTAAGTTAATTTCCAAAGTAACATCAGAAGATATTGACTTATCAGTTAAGGATGATGTATTAGTAATCAAGGCTAATGGTACATATAGAATTCCATTAATTTCAGATGAAGATGGACTTGTATCTTTTCCAGATATTAGAAGTGACTCTACAAGCACAGAAAATTGGGCTATAGTTAAATTATCAAGCATAATGCAGGCTTATAATATCAATAAGTCAGCCTTAGCCAAGACTTTAGAAAACCCAGCTCTTACAGGTTATTATTGTGATGGTAAGGTCATCACTACAGATGCCAATGTTATCACATTCAACAACTTTAGAATGTTCACAGAAGAATTTGAACCTTTATTAATTTCAGCTCAGCAGATGCAGTTATTAACATTATACAAAGAAGAAGACATTAAGGTCACAGTAGACCAGGAAACAATCGTATTCGCTACAGATACACAGGTAGTTGAAGGAAGTCTTATGGAAGGAATTGAAGATTTTCCCGTTGAAGAAATAGCAGCATATTTAGATGTAGCCTTCACCTCCTACTGTAAGGTACCTAAAGAATTGCTCTTATCCGTATTAGACAGATTAGCACTCTTTATCGAACCATATGACAAGAATGGAGCTTACTTCACCTTCGGCAGAAAAGGAATTAACATCCATAGTAAAAAAGATGCCTCAATGGAAACTATCAACTATGTTGAAAGTAAGGATTTTGAACCATTTGTATGCTGTGTAGATATTCCAATGCTGAAAGAACAGTTACAGGCTTATCCAGAAGAAACTGTAAAGATTTGGTATGGAAACGAAAATGCACTGAAATTAGAGTGCGGAAAAGTAATACAGGTAATTGCATTACTCGAAGATGAAGAACTTGCAAATTAAATACTAATTTAGTATAATTATATATACAGATGATAAATCTGTAGAACTCTTTTCTTTATATTTCGTAAGGTAGCCATCTTGTATATCAAGGTGGCTATTTTTTTTTATAAAAAAAAATTATAAAAAACACTTGCAATTCTGAAATGTATGTGTTACAATATAATTGAAGTTAAGAAATAAAGAAAAGAGGTACTAAATATGAAATTTGAAATTAAAACAATATTATTAAATGGAACAGTTAAGTCCTTTATCACAAAAGAATATGATAGTTATAATCCAGAGAAAAAGAAAATAAATGGATTATACCAGATAGGGTTTGTGAAAAAAGGAAAGAGTAGAAATACGTGGACACCTATTGGAGCGTGTGATTATGACCACAATGTTAAAGAAGTTGTTATACTAGATGCCGAAACAGGTAGGCGTATTGAAACAATTATTGCATCACATTAAAAAAAGATAACTTTTAGGGTGGGAGGTAGGCAAGAAAGGAAGATATTATGAAATACAATATAAGAGACAGAGAAGCAGGAAATGTTATTGATGAATTTAACACATTAGAGGAAGCTGAAAATATGCTTGACATATATGAAGCTCAAGACATAGAAGAAGGAACATATACACCAGATTTCTATGAAATCGTGGAGAAAGGAGAATAAAATATAAATGAGCAGAAGATTATTAACATTAATTAATAACAATCAGCCAGAACTTCCAGCGAATAAGAAGTTCTTGGTTGACTTGATGAATTGCATAGAAAGAAGAGAAAAAGAACACAGGAGAAGAGGCTCTAATTGGTACAAGCCATCTTCTCTACACTGTATGAGAAATATGTATTTTACTAGAACCAAAGCCCCACAGGATGAACAGTTAGTGGAATATAATTCAACAGGAATGGCAGACACAGGAACACGAAGACACGAAGCCATACAGGAAGCATTATTAGATATGCAGAAAATGGGGTATGATTGGGAATATGTAGATGTGGCTAAATACGTTAAGAAGAAACAGGAATTTGGAAAATGCAGGACTTTACAAGTAAAAGAGACAGTCGGAGCTGAAACACATCTTATAGACACTGCCTTAAATATATCTTTTAGGTGTGATGGAATTATAAGAAGAATATCAACCAATGAATATTTCTTATTTGAGTTCAAGAATGTTGTGTCATTCAAGTATGCACAGTTAGATGGAAAAGCGTTGGAACAACATCATAATCAGGTCATATGCTATTGTACTGCATTAGATTTGGATAAAGCCTTTATCACATATGAAAATCGTGATGTGTGTACATTGGAAGTCCCTGAAATATTTGAGGTGACACAGGATATGAAAGATTGGCTGGTTGGATATATAGCAGAATGTGAAGGTTATGTGGAGAGAATGATAGCTCCTCCAAAGACAGATAACCCAAAGAATTGCAGATTTTGTCCTTATAAGACTATCTGCAGAAAGGTAGGATGATATGATATACATAGGAATTGACCCTGGAAAAAATGGCGGGATAGCTGTTATTGGTCATAAAAATGTCAGAAGAAATAATCACAGAGGAGTGGATGTGTACCCATATTCAGATGAACAGTTAGTTGCTATCCTAAAAGACATTGCATATTTCAGGAATGTGCTTAGGATGGACAGTATATGTGTATTAGAACACGTCCATGCGATGCCAAAGCAAGGAGTATCAAGTACATTTAATTTTGGTATGAATTTTGGCTTCATACAGGGTGTACTGAAAGCCTATAGCATACCTTATGAACTGGTTACTCCACAGAAATGGAAGAAAGAATTTAGTTGTACGGCTGATAAAAATACATCTATAGATGTATGCAAGCGATTATTTCCAACAGTGAACTTAAAAAAGACAGAAAAATGCAAAAAAGACCACGACGGAATGGCAGAAGCATTATTGATAGCAGAGTATGGAAGGAGACATTATAATGGTAGAGAAAGTAACTAATCGTTGTTCTAATTGTAATAAAAAATCTGTATGTAAGTACACAGCAGATATGAAAGATATTACTGATAAAATAAATTGTCAATTAGCTTATCTTAATAAAGATTTACCGTTCTCAATATCAAGAATAAATTGTGATTATTTTTCAGCTGAAAAACCTATAACTAAAGGATGGTGATAGTAAATGGCAAGTCGTAGAGAAGGAATAAAAGTAAATACTGAACAACCAAAAACTGCTGAATCTATAATGAAAAATGTGGATAGCATAAGTGATACAATACAGGAAATATCGGATAAACTTGTAAAAAAATATTGTGCTCCACTTGATGTAGAAATGGCAGTTATCAGATTAGAGTTGAAAGAAAATAACTCTTTAACTGATGATACATTAGAGAAGCATATATTAGAATTAGCAAATATATTATATTTCACAGGTTCAGCACAGGAAGACCTTGGGATAAAAGAAGATACTTGTAAAGCTATCAGACAAGAAGTATATTCTTTTTATAGGAATGAAGCTACTGGCACAGTAGCAGATAAAACTGCACTTGCAGAATTAGCTTGTCAGAAAGAAACAATGACACTTGCTATATATTCAAGAGCTTATAAGAAAGTAAAGTTGAGAATGGATGCAGGTTATGAAATGCTTAATAGTTTGAAAAAAATAATGAATAAAAGAATATCTGAATTAGAACTATCTAATAGTAGATATATAGGAGCAAGTAATGGAATACAAGAAGGCAATTAAAGGAAAGATTTTTATGGGGCTAAAAAATAAAATATGCAAAAATCCCAGATATTGGTGCAGGTGCCATCAGGTCTACTTGTCGGAAGAAGATGTACAAAGAAAGCATTGTAAAGCTAGATTATCCTTTGATATGATAGCTGAGGAAAGATGTCATCACTTAGAAGCATTAGGAGGTAAATAGATGAGCGAAGTTGAGAATATAATTAAAGATATAAATAAGAAAATGAAAGTGGGCAGTATTCAGCTAGGCGTTGATTTCCAAGAAGTGGAAAAGATACCTTTTTCATCTTGTAGGCTTAACTATATGACTTATGGTGGAATACCTGTGGCAAGAATAGCTGAATTTTATGGTGACGACGGAAGTGGAAAGACTACTACAGCATTAGATTTAGCAGGACAAGCTCAGAAAATGTTTCCAGAGAAAAAAGTGCTATTCGTAGATATAGAGCATACATTTGACCCTATATGGGCTACGAAGTTAGGAGTTGAATGTGATGATATACTCTATTTAGACCCTGACAGTATGGGGGCAGAAGAAGTATTTAAT